CTCATGACGCCGAACGCACCTGCTCGTAGGCCTCGCGCAGGGCGGCGCGCCAGTCGGAGGCGCGCTCCACCCGAAACTGGCCAGGCACTCGCGGCAACTCATCGATCATCGCCTCGACACTCGGCTCCGGGTCCGCTGGGATGTCGTCGAGGTCGCCGGGCTGGACCATCCGTGCCACCTCGTCAGACGAGAGGCCAACGAGCCGCCCCGCTGACTGCATATCGGCAAGATCGGCAGCCGCATCCCGCAACCGCTCCCATCGCGCCCGGCAGCCGCATCCCGCAACCGCTCCCATCGCGCCCGGCTGATCGTCACGGTGTCCCTCATCGCCGGTTGCCTCCATGAGCGCCGCTACCATACGGTCGATATTTCGTAGCTCCCAGTCTGGCAGAAACGCATGACACACGACTTTGATCGCATAGCGCCAGTCATCTGGCTGCGCCTCGATCACGACGCTCTCCCGCGTATCCACGATCCGGTAGGGCGACGCGGCGATGGCGGCGAGGATCGCGTCAGCCAGCACAGCGAAGTGGTTGCGCGTTACTGGCGATTGGTCAGCAAACGCGACAGGTCCATCGGGCCAATCAACCACGCCCAGTCGCCGGTATGCCGTCCAGACCTCCTTCGCCACAATCTCCCGCAGCTCATCCGGCCACGGCTGCTGCTCGCTTGTGGTCATCGGCTGGCCTCCTCTCGGTGCCGGGCCAGGATCGGCTGGATCGCTAACCTGCCCTCTCTCACCTCTGGCTCGTTTCGCATCTTCTCAATTTCCTCAATTCTCCAATCTCGCTTGGGGTCGATGAGTTCGATGTACGCCACCAGCACGCGATTCTCTTCTGCCAGCCGGGCGATTTCGGCGTCCCTTGGGTCAATCGGACGCTCTCTCGCCTCGACACAATCCAGTGTGTAGTGCGCCATCACCCCTCGCCTCCCGTGTCGCCGTCGTGCAGGTAGGGGGCGAGTTTGCGCCGTGCGAATCCAGCGCTGGGACCGTGGTCAATACCCATCGACGCACCTCCGTCGATCACGGCCACAAACTCCTCAAACGCCGCCAACGCCTCGTTCCGCCTGTCGTCCTGCGCCGCGTCGACGATGCGCAGACCACACCGCCCCAACTCCCATGCCACCGCCGGACCCACTGACTCCATATCCACGCCGCCCCAGGCGTCACATCCCAACACCGCCCGCTCAATCGTCTCGCGTGCCCGCGCCTCCACGTCGGCGGCATCAGTGCCGCGGCGCACGATGTCGTAACCCGCGTCGCGCAGGGCGGTAATCATTGCGTCCGCCATGTCCCCCCAATCCATCCTCGCGACACCTGATTCCTGAATGTAGAACAGGTTCTCAATGCGATTAGCGAGGGCGTCTCTCGCCGTTGCCGGCGCTGTCGTTGTGGTCATCTCGTCGCCTCCTGCGCTATTGCTCCCTGGACATCGAGCACCAGACACCCGCTGTGCTCGTACTCTGCTGGTCGATCTGCCTCGCTCCACGTCTGCTGCACGATCGGCAGCGTCGTCACCTGCCGGTCATCCGCCCACGCGACGCCGTTCAGCGCGTCCCTCGCTCCCTTGCATGCCGCGATGGCGTTGTCGTCGTCCATGCGCTTGCGCCCTCTGGGCCAGATGACGCGTATCTGGAGCGTCACTGGCTCGTTGCCGAACCATGGCCGCTGCTCAACCGGCACGCTCAGGCAGGCGGCCCACGCTGCCGCAGTTTTGAGATCGGCGCGCGCTCGATAGACGACGTGCCACGACGCACGGGCATTGGGCGAGCAGGCTGGGCCGGGGACGGCTGGCACGATGATGCGGAGCGTGGTGGTGGGGTGGGCGATGGTGCCAGTCATACGCGCTCCTGCTCCACCCGCTGCCTGACGCTCTCCCGGTGCAGCTCGTCGCTCATCACCTTGATGCACGCCTCCATGCGCCGCACCGATTGCACTCCACCAGCACCGAGCGACGGATGCGATCGACGTTGCCGGTCCGCGATCGGTAGATGCGCAATCGCCGGCCGTCGACCATGCCGAGGACGTTATGGCATCGCGGACAGCGCCACTGGTGCGTCGGCATGGCTACCCGCGCTCCTCCGCAGCCCCACCCCGCCGCGCTATCACCCAGCCACGAGCCAGCAGCCGGTCTGCCATCCCCAACCAATACGTAATCGTGATCGAACTATGCCGACACGAACCGCCCCTATCACTGCCATGTGTCTCGCACAGGTCCCGTGCCAGCGCCTCCCGGTCCTCGGCGCTGAGGACCGCAGCGGGAAGGGGGGCGGTCACTCGCTCCGATCCCACGTACCGGATTCCCCACACCGCCTCGTGACTGTTCTCGTACACGTCGAAAGCCGCCGACATCAGGAACAGGTCATCGAGCTTCTCGTCAGTCCAGGATTCAGTCACCTTCACCGTCACCAGGTACTGCACCTCGCGCTCACTCATTGCCAGCCACCACAATCCGGAATCCGTTGGCCGCAAGAATCTCGACGATCCGCTCAAAGTTATCGATCACGTCCCACGCCTCGATCTTGCCCGATGGCCGTCCCTCCACTGCCTCACAAATCCTCTCCGCCTGTCGCCGTGCCATCCGGCAATCCTCCGCGTTGTAGTCGCGGCTCTCGTCGCAGTCCTGTGTGTAGCCCGCCATCAGTCCTGCACCTCCTGCGCGGCCCGGCGTCGGGCGAGGATGGGTTCAACGGCGGATCGCAACCTAGCCTCTGTCGCGTATTCAGGTGGCCGAATGGCAAGCTCAGTCTCCCACCAGCTCGTGCCATCACTCTGCTCCCGAAAATCATCGACTTCGACGATGTACCCCACCAGCGCCGCCACATCGGCGCGCAGTTGCTCCAGCTCGGCGCACATCGCATCGAACTTCGCAGTGTCGGTACATTTCAATGGCCTGCGTGATAAAGGCTCTCCGAGAAAGANNGCTGTGTGTCGGTCATGGGATATCCACCTCCACGTCCACACCGAGACGCACAGCGCCATAAGGGACATCTGCCCAACCATCCAACCGGGAGATATCCGTCACCCCATTGGTCAGAGCGTTGTGGGCCAGATGCTCGTAGACATCGTTCTCCGTTCGGAATGTGTAGAAGATATTTTTCCACTCGTCCGAAAAACATCGCGAAAGCCAGTCTGTCGGTGCTTCTGCGCCGACGACGACCTCTAGATACCCCATCACCTCGATCTCTTTCCGGATTACCCCTTGTGTGTCGGTCATCGGTTCTGTGCCTCCTGTCCATCCTCAACCGTCATCATGCCGCCGCCATCACCTTTCTGCGCTCGATCTCCGAGACCATTTCCGCGCTCAACTCACGATACCGATGCCTGCCCAGGCTCCGGCCAATCCGCTCCAGCTCCGCGCGCATCTCCTCGTCGGTATACGTGTGCTTGCGGTACTTCACCCGACTCGGCAGCACGGCAACCGCCCGCCGCCCCGATAACTCGATCATTGGTCACTCCATATCCCGGCAAGCCGACTCCCTATCTCTGCCATCAGCCAGATCGCGCCATCAGAAGCGATCAGCAGGTTAAACGTTCCCGCGCCGTCATCAATAATCACCGGTTCGCTCAATGTACCCATCTCGATCGGCTCCAATTGCCGACCATCGGCCGCCTGCACAATCAGACAAATCCGCTTGACCACTCGCGGATCATCAGTCACGCTCATCCCCGTTACTCCCCCCACTCTCGAAAACGACCTGGGAAAAGATCACCATCCGACAGATGGCACACACTGCACTCAATCGAACAACGCGGCCCGTAATAAGACATCTCCACGGGGGCCGATACGACGTACTCAAACACCCTTCGCTTTCGGCACTGAAAACACCAACGTTCGCCATCGGGTTCGCGCTTGACTTCCTCGTGTGGCTCAGTCCAGAAAATGTGAATCGCCGACCGCTCCGGCGCCGTGCTTGCTGCTGTCATGCCGTTACTCCTTCACCAGGTCCAACACCAGCCAACCACCCGGATAATGCGCCCGCGCCCCATCATCCTGATCACTCCAGGTCAACTGCTCATCCACCACGACATTAACCAGGTTGTCGTCACGCCATGCCCCGGCCATGGTCAGACCGTCAACCGCGCTCTTGAGCGACGCCGCGCAGTTGCTATGGTCCAGCCGCTTGTGCCCCTTCGGCCAGCCAACACGCGCCCGCACCAGCACCCGGCAATCGCTCAGATCATTCCCCGGCGCCAACTGCTCCGCCGCTCGCCGATACGTCAGCTCCTTGTACAGACGCTTCGCTTCGGCCACGGCACGCCAGTGCTGCTTCGTGCCAAACGGTGTATCCTTAGCCTTCCACGTCTTCGGATACCCGCTCCAGTTCGGTGAGAGCTCGCGGTAGGGAGCCAAATCCACCAGCACTCGCTGCACCGGCGCCGCCTCACTCATTCGCACCATCCCGATGCCGCGCCAGGATCGGCTCAATAGCCGCACTGGCTTTGAGATATGGCTGCCGCACACTCTCAGAGCGATTCATGAGCCTCATCCTCCGTTCCGCTTCCGCAAATGCCACGAGCAGACGGTTCTCCTCGGTCAGCCGGGCGATTTCGGCACGGGCATCGCATACCGGGCAATGCTGGTATCCGCGCAAGACCGACTCACCACACGCACCACATCGGTACACTGCCATCACCCCTCGCCTCCCGTGTCCTCGTCGTCGCTGAGGCGGGAAGCTAGTTTGTTCACCGCAGCTTCCATCAGGACCTGTGCCGATACTGCATCGTATTTGCAGGGGTAATGGCACAATGGCTCTTCGCCCACAACTAGCCCGTTGTCATCCAGCTCCTTTATCAGGTTCAGCAGTCGATCCGCCGCCGCCAACGCCTCGATCCGCCGGTCGTCCTGCGCCGCATCAACGATACGCAGCCCAGCAGCGGTGAGAGCGCGTATCAACCCATCCGCCTGATTCAGTGATTGCCGACGGGAATCGGCTACCACTCCGTCGTCGGACAACTGATCCAAACCCGCATGCCAGAAATAAGGCGACAGTTCTCGCGCCAGTGCGTCCCTCGCCGTTGCCCGCGCCCCCACGTCGTCTCTTGCCGTTCCCGTGGTCATTCCGTCACCTCACGATCACCTAAAACGGACACGGCTCGGTATTGCAGCAGTCCTGCCAATTCCCGATGTGTGCCGTTCGCTCCACCTCGATCTGACACAACCCCTCGACGCCCTGCGCCGCATACGGGTGGACATCCTCGGCCCACATGCGCCCGCGCTCCCCAGCCCGCAGGATCAGCCAATGGAACCGAGCCCGTGCCTCGTACCATTCCGCCAGCATCACGTCGTACCATTCCCGTGCCGCCTTTCCGTGCTTCGCCTGATTCTCGAACCATTGTTCATGCCCCGACTCCTCATAGCGACAAAGCCACCTGCATTGCTTCCACAGGGTTTCGTTCCGCGTCACNNCTCGCTCACCCCACGGCGCTTGTCTCCGTACGTCACTAATGCCATAGCGCTCCGCCTTTACCGCCAGCTCGTACCGGGCCAACGTCTGTTTGAACTTCCGCATCGGCACGTCATCCAGATGCTCCTCACCGTGCCGCTTGAACCATGCCCATTGCTTCTCCAGGGCCGCCTCGTAGTGCTCGGCTTCGGTCATTCGTCAAGACTTTCCGCCGCAATCGCGTCGCCATCTCCGCTCCAGCCCCCGAATCTCCTCTTGGTAGGACCGCTGGATATCGCGCAGCACCAACAACCAAAAACCATGACTCGCCACGAGTAACGCCACTCCCGAAATCAGCAATTCAGTCACCGTACAACTCCAATCCGGGGAACGTTTCGACCTTCCCCACGTCATATCGCGGCATGGCCACGGGCTTGCCGTACGTCGGAAGCGCCTTCGGGATGGCCGTATACCGACCCGTTGCCATGTCGTAGCTGAATGAGACCTTGCCGAGCTGCCCATTCTCCTCGTTGCGGATTTTCTGGATGTGCAGCTCCACAGGCTTACTCATGTCCTCGCGGCTACGCCAGACGCTCAGGCAGCTATCCGCGACATTGAAAAACCCGGCGGAGCCAGCAATGTCGTACGGCTTCACAACCTCATACTCCCCGCTATCCGTGGGCATCTTCCGCGGGTGCGCCACCAACGCCACATGGCAACTATGGTTCTGAGCAAACCGCTGGAGTTTCGCCAGGACCATCGTGATGTACTCGGTTTCCGCCATGGAGCCAGGGCGGTAATGCTCCATACGGTTCCACGGATCGATCACGATGAACTCCAGGCCATACCGCTCGATCAACTGTTTCGCCGCCTCCAATACGGCATCTGGCGACGGCGACTCGGGAGCGATGAACCAGTACCGCTCCTCCAGTACATCCAGCGCCCACAAGAGCTCATCGCGCGTCATCCGCTGCGTCGGCCCATCGCGGAACGCCTTGCCCGTCACCAACTGCGCCATGCGCGATACATGACGCTGCAAGGGAGCCGTCTCCATGGAGCACATGCCAGCCCGCACCCCCTGCCCTGTCAGGCCATACGACACCCAGTCGATCATGCGCGTTTTCCCCGAGTTCGGCACGCCCGTCCACACGGACAGCTCGCCTAGGGCTACGCGCCAGAATTCGTCCAGCACCTGACACCCGGTCGAATACCCGGCAGGCATCCCTCGCTCATACAGGTCCAAGGTCAAGTCCCGCAAATCGCGAATACTCCGCACCCCCTCGATAGGCCACTGCCGCGCCCCATCCAGACATTCCCGAACCGCCTCTTCACCATGCGCCAGCAACGTATCGTTCGCATCCTTCTCTGGCCACTTCACCATCCAACACCGGTCGTACCCTATCCGTCGCGCCAGCTCCGCAAGCATCTTCTGTCCCGGCTCGTCCATATCCCCGGCGAGCAACACCTTCGACGCATTCGCGCACGCTTTCGTCATCAACTCGGCTACGTCATCGCTCACATTCGACCCGTTCGGAGGCGATAGCACCGCCTCAATACCCGTCACCTGCTCAATCACCAGCTTATCCGGCTCACCCTCGACCACCACTACGACATCCGCGTCCTTACAGTCATCGAATCCCCAAGGCACCGCTCTCGCATCCGCCGTCACACCATGCTGTTTCTTGCCGTATCGATACTTCACCATGCAGATTTCGCCGTGCATCGTCAGTGGATAACAAACCGCTTCCTGCCCCGCATACCGACCCGAATAGACACGGTTCCGTGCAAGCACCGCCTGCCCAATTCCTCGCGACGCGAACCAGTCAATCGCCCGCTTCGTCAGCACCGGATCCTCGACCGGCTCCGGCTTCGCATAGACCTTCGGCAGACCAACCTCAGCCCGCCAGTCCCGCTTCGCAATGCCACCCTTCCAGCCACAGTGCTGGCAGAGCCACGTCCCCTTGTCCGTGTTGATGCCGAGGCACTTGTGTCGTCGGTGCTCCGGCGTGCTCCGCGAATCGCTGCACTTCGGGCAACGGATATCGAACTCGCCCGACTTGCCATGCGGTATTTCGATTCCGGCGTCCATCCAGTCCTTGTAGACGGTCATGCCGCATCCAATCCCGGCAACACCTGTTGCGCCAACCGCTTCACGGCAATCTCGCAGTACTTCTCTTCGATCTCGATCCCGATTGCCTTGCGCCCCAGGTCTTTGGCGGCACGGAGTGTTGTCCCGCTACCCATGAACGGATCGAGGATGGTTTGCGCGTTGGGAAAGAATTCGATGCACCAACGCATGAGCGACACCGGCTTTTGTGTTGGGTGTACCCGGTCGTTAGCAATGGCGTTGTTAGACAGGTCGCGACGGCAGTAGACGCCATGACCTTTGCTCATCCATGCTGTCTCGGCATCGCTGAGAAACGACCCGAATGCTTCGTCGTATCTTTTCAGCCAGACAAGACAAGCGCCCCGAGGCAACTTGTCGGGAAAGTTGTGCCAACCCCAGACAATTTGCCAAAGCCCCACGCCCACCAAGAACGACGGGTCGAACGGTTTAGCGTCCCCTATGATGGGACGGCCAGCCGCGCTACCAACGCCATTTCCCCGCTTTGCAATGTGGCCCTTAGTTCCGCCGCTGAACCGACTGTTATCAGTATCCAATCCAATCCCATACGGAGGGTCAGTCAGCACCAAATCCACACTGCCCGCGTCCAGCAACGGCAGAATCTCGCGGCAATCGCCGTGGTAGATGACAATGCCGTCCTGTTCGTAATACGGCTTCGGTAATGTCATCACGCATACCTCGGATCGCGCCACTTGCCCATGCGTTCGTCCCACCACCAGTCGGGATGCTCCGGAGGCGGCCCGTCTTCAAGGCTCTGTTGCGTCGTTATCTCTGGTTCATGGGTATCGAGCCAATCCCCCCGATTCAGGAACGTCGCGAAGTACGGGATGTAGCCCCGATCGCTCCATTGCCGGCTCTTGTTCATCAGCGCCACCCGCTCGTGAATCTGACGTGCCTGCTCATACGTCGGGTTCAGTTTTTCGTAGGCTCGCTTCGCCGATTGTTTGCTGTCTTTGCGTCGGTAGATTTTCCAAGTCGCATCGAACCAGATATCGAGCTTCTGGTTCTCTTTAGGTTTCTTTGACGTTTCTATGACGTTTAGGTGGACATAGCTATGTCCCCCTTTATGCTCAAAATGTCCGGGTTTCTGCTCGAAATGTCCCCCTTTTGTGCCCGAAATGTCCGGGTTTACGGAAATGTCCGGGTTTCCATACCCGGACACAGCTATGTCCGGGTTTACGCTCCGCCACGGTTCTCGCATCGGCAGTGCATCCAGGTCGATTCGGTACAACGTGGACCTCCCTCGGCCCCCCGTTCCCTCAGTTTCCCGAACCAGGTAACCCAGCTCCTCGAACTCGCGCAGACGTCGCCGAACCTGACGCTCCTCATACATGGTCTTCCAGGCCACCATCGGCACACTTGGGAAGACATGGCTCCCGTCGTCGTGTGCGTGATCCGCCAGGGCTAACATCAGATACTTGTCCAATCGTGAAAGGGACGACTGCCACACCAGTCCAGCGACTCGTGCACTCATTCGTTATCTGTTGTTCCTGCTGAAGATGTGATAGACTGAGGCATCCGCCACTCCTTGCCTGATTCAAGCGAGTCGGTCAGAAACGGTTCACGGTTTGCCCCGTGGGCCGTTTCGCTATGCCGATAATTATACCAAGTTTGCACTGAAAATGCACTCATTCTGTCACGTTTCCGGGACGGGCGCACCGGCACCATTTCGGTACCAGCGCGCCCCGTACCGTTAGAACCCGACATCCTCCGGGAAGTCATCGGCGGCATCTTCCTGCGCCACGACCGGGGCAGGCGCCGCCTTCTTCTCCCGCTTGGCTCGGGCATCCGTCACGTCGGCAAAGGTCTTGCCGGCGTTCGCTCCCTGGGTCCGCTTGTTGTGAACGATGAAGATTTCGATCACGTCGCCTTCGTAGTCACCGAAATCGAACGGCTCGTCATCCCCAACCTCGCGCCCAGCCAGCGCGTTCTGCACCTTCACGACGATCTCCGCGTATGGGTTATCGACATCGAAGTACCGTGACCGAACCTTCGTCTTGTCCCGCAGTGCGAACTCGAAATACGTCTGGTCCGGGAAGGTTCCCTTCATCGGGCCGTACTTCCGCTCCCAACGACTCGGCGTGATCTCGCCCGTCCCTTCGAACCGTGCGACGTGCCATCCTGAATCGGGCAGCTCGAACTCCGGCTTCTCGACTTCATTCCGTGCTGGCATCGTGATGCTCATATCGTTACCTGTGCCTTTCTGTCAATGCTTCCGTTATCGTTTCCGTTTCCGTGCCAAGCTGGCTCGCGACGCCCGTCCCGCTACTCGTCTCCCAACCATTTCTGGATAGCCGACCCGATCAACCCGACGAACATGCCCAGGAAGAACACGACGTAGGACACGGTTTCCAGACCGGTCATCGCTCGCTTCCTTTCACCTGCACCGTTCGGTGCTCGACGTATTCCATGCCCGGTACATCGCCCCCCAGGCGCTCCACGGCAATTGCCTTGGCCTTGGTCTGGTGGAGCTTCGGCTTCGGCGGCTTCTGCCACGGCACCGGGATGCCCCGCTCGGTGAAGGCTTCGATCACTCGAGCCTCATCGATCACCCGCCAGCCGCTCGTGTCCTGGATATAGACGGTGAAGCTACGGGCATCGCTATGCAGCGTGTCCACGCCTGCGTCATCCATCGCGTTCAGGATTTCCGCCTCGATCTCGCGCAGTTGCCCTTCGGCATGGTGTAGCGCCGTGTTCAGCGGTTCCAGTTCCCGTGCCTGCTCCGCTTTTTTCGCCTTGATCTGTCCCTCGCACCAGGCCACGGAATTCCGGGCCTCGGACAGCGTGAGCAGCAGCTCTTCGCGACGGCTCATGGCGTCGGGTCCTGTGGGCCGATGGTGCCCAGTTCCATCAACTCTCTCCTAGCAGCACAGTGTTCCAACCAGCAGTCTGGGCAGATCACTGCGCCGCAACCGGGACCGTCATACCGCCACCCAAGCGGCAGGTGCGTGTCGTGCACCGTCACTTCGCAGTTGTCGCAGACGTATTCGCTCATCGCCCCGCCTCCCGATCTGCCCGCAGCTCCGTCAGCAGGTCGTCGCGGTCGTCCGCCGCATCCTCAGCGGCACGCTCCGGTGAGACGGTGCCGGTACCGCCGCACGTGCGACAGGGCCACCGATCGTGGTGATCCTCGGGCAGATAGCCATCGCCCCCGCACTCCGGGCACGTCTCGCCCATGTCGCGGGTGTCCTCGGTGTAATGCCGCTCCACGGCGGATCGTGTCGCGGGCATCAGGGCGCATCCTGCTGGTAGTTCCGATGTGCCTCGTTGGGGTATCGATTGTTCGCACCTGCCACAACCTCAGCGATAATCTCCAGCGCCACGGCCTGCCGCTCCGCCGCATCGGCGAGGCGGCGGGCCTGGATGAGCTGGTGGTACTGGATCAATCGCTCTGTTGGGACAAAGTCCAGCCCGTCCATCCGCGCCCGGATCGCGGCGATGTCCTCATCCGTGGTCTGCCACGTCGTCTGCTGCTCAGCCATTGCCGTGCTCCCGGATGTATTTGGCTAGAGCGACTTCCTTGGCAGTCCACAGTCGCGTTGCTGGTAGAGTCAGTACGAAATCCGACGCCAACCGCCACAACTCGTCGCACCCGCAGTCCTGCACCGGCTCCCGCTCGGTATCGGCCAGGGCGGCGCGGAATGCCGTCTCAGCGGTGGTCAATCCGTACCAGTCGACAATTCCCGTCTCTCTCGCCCCAAACACCGTTTCCGCAGCCGCATCCGCCAGCGCAATCGCCGCGTCCATGACGTGACGGTTCGGCGCGGCTGCGGCTGGCGGAGTCCCCGGCAGCAGCTCCGCCATCACGGCCACCCTCTGCTCCAACTCCGTGAGGCGACGCCGCTCCGCCTCGAAATCCTCAGCGAGCCTCACCATCACGCCGGCGAAATGCGCCCGCGTCACGTACTCCGGTGGCGGCTCAGCGGTCGGCGCTGCGTCCTGTGTCACCTGCGTGTCTGTCATGTCGTACAATCTCCCTGAGTCCTCACAACTCCACTTGCTGTATCAATCGCCAAGACGATGACGGCAGCGTTGCCCGTGAGTTGGTTGCGGATGTCGGCAGCGCCCCGCTCCAGCGCCCGCAACCGATTGTTCAGATCGTCCATGGTCTCCAGGGCAAGGCCGTCGGCCAGCGCTTTTGTCTCCCCGGCCTGCGCCATCATCACCATGGCCGTCTCTAGTCTCGTCAGCCGTTCATCCGTCGTACCGGGTGTCCAATACGTGCCGCTCAGCCCAGCGGTGGTCAATCCTCCCGTTGCGTAATTTCGCAACGCCATATTTCGGAGTACTCTTGTGGGTAGAGAAAACCAAGTCGGGGGCACCCCGAATCTGGCCCCCGTCTTGGCGACAGTCTCTATTCGGAGGTTTCTGTGATCGTCTCCACCAATCCTTTCATACGTGAGCTGCGCGTTACCAAGAACTGCTTTTCCTACCGGGGTCAGACCGGACCCCGCGGCGGACATACCGCCATCCGGCCAACAGTGGCCGTGCGAGACGAGGGAGCGGGTTACCGGCTGACCGCCGCCGTCGCGTATGCACCCCTCATCTCGCACGGCCACACGCCCACGCAGGCGTGCGCCGTGATTTCGCTGCCTCCCACTGACGCCAGGCTGACCATACCCAGCGGAAACCACAGCGGTCCCTGGAACAGACGGACGCGGGGTATTGCAGCCCGACTGCTCCAGGGACCGCCCCCACGCCTGTGCGTAGAGACGACCCCCGAAAGGGAGGGAGGTTCCGGGAAATGCCAGACTCGCATTCCCCGTGTCCATGGGCCGCTTCAACGCGTCGGTGCGGGAGGTGGTAACACCTACACGGAGCAGCCCATGGACACGGAGAGTCCGACCGTCGTCCCGCCCGGTGCCTCGGGGACGATCAGACCGCGCATGCAGCGCAGGAGTAAGAGGAAGGAACACCGGGTGAGGTTGGATGGAGAGAAGGTTATTCATCAGCAGGTTAGTCCGTTATCCCGAGCGCCAGCCACGACCCGACAAGAAACGCCACGGCCAGACATTCGGTCAACACGATCAGAGCGCCATCTGTTCGACGAGTTCGACGAGTTCGGCACGCACCTTGGGGGACAACTCGGGCAACCGAGGCATCGGATTGCATTCGCAGCGCCGTTCCGTCGATTCCGGCGGCTCGCATCCCGAGATGCTGCCAGGCAGGTAGCCGGTACCGCTGCATTTGCGGCAGGCATCGGTCTCGTGCCGCGCCACGGTCACCCCGTGTTCGATCAGCTCGGCTCGTCGACAATCCGGGTTCCGGGTGAGTCCGTCATACGCCGCCTCGGCCCAGGTAAAGCGCTCGAAGGTATGGGTTGCCGGGATACCGGCCAGCTCGAAGTCGATGACGTAGCTCATGACCATTCACCCGTGCTCAGGAACCGTTCCCATACCGGTCGGGGGATGCGCCAGTGACGTCCCATCTTCACCGCCGGCAGGTCACCGCGCCGCATCCATCGGCGGACGCTCTCAACGCCCACGCCGACCTCTTCGGCAACCTCGTAGTCCGTCAGGAATGCGCTCTCCGTCCGAACCGAATCGTCGGTATCCGGACCAGCAATCGCCTTGTGCATCGCTCTCTCCCAGCTATATCCGTCTCGCAAGTGGGACAACGTTACCCGATTACGTGACACATGTCAAGAGGGGAAACAGACATGGCTCAATCTCGACCGCGCAAGCAGCCCGCGATTATCTATCCCGAGTTCGGCGCGTGGTTCCTGGCCACGGCTACGGAACAGGGATGGTCGAAACGCAGAATCGCGCTCGCCCTGGGTGTTGCCCCAGAAACCTGCGGACGATGGGGGCGCGGGGAAGCACGACCCAAGCCGGGCATGTGTCAAGCCCTCGCCGATTGCTTCGGGATAAGTGTTGACGTGGTATGGGAGAAAGCAGGGTATCGAGATCGGATGCAGGGTGAGGATGGACCCGAGGTGTCCACCCTCATCACCCAAATCAAAAAGATCGACTGGAATCCACCGGAGAGCCAGCTAGCCTACGATTCGCTCCTGGCGATGCTCAAGGTTATCGGCAAAAAACACAAGGCGAATCCACTCCGCATCGTCACCGATGAAAACACGGGAATTGACGGATGAGTCCTTCATGTTCTGGATTTTGCACGAGACTGCTCCGTCATCCAATTGCGCCATGTGGATGTGGAGCGCCACGCATTCATCGCCACGCCAGAGCAGAGCATGTCCATCTATGGGCACGGGGCACATTCCTTTCTGCGTGCGGTTCTCCCGCACAGATATGATTCGGGTAGACCGATCATAAACGTTCCGTCATATTTCGTCGAGCGACGATGCGCTGTTGCACTTTGGTGATAGGATAGTAGCACAGACGTTCTAGGAGAGGCAATGGTTCGTCGCCGCGCCCGCGATAGCTACGATGAATACCAGCTCCCGTGGGGTGCCGGGAGCATCGATGCACGTGGCAACAAGTTCCTCGCCCGTTGGCGGGAGAACGGCAAGCCCAAGACCCAGATGTTTGACACACAGGCATCGGCTCACGTCTTCCTCATGGAACGCTGGCAGCGGCAACAGCGCGGCATCACCGGTGATATCGAGCGGTTGACCGTGGCCGAGCTGGTCGATCAGTCAATCGAGCGGAAGGTGCATCTGTCGCCGAACACGGTGAGGCTCTACCGAAATGCGGCCAAGCGCCTCATCAATCCAACCCTGGGCAAGGAACGGGTCACCTTGCTCACGCGGGCGCGTATCCAGCACTGGATCGACACGACGCGCAGGCTCGGCTTCTCCCTTGCATGGCTGGCCACGGGGCGTGTCGTGCTGTTCACTGCGCTCCAAGAGGCATACGACTTCGGGATCATTCCGCAGGACGTTACCGTGCGGTTGCGCTTGCCGAAACACACGACGACAGAATCGGAGCGGTGGAATCCGGATGAAGTCCGTGCCCTCATGAACCATGTCGCGACCATGCCGAAGATACGCCGACGCTCCATGTGGCTGGCGCTCTATCACGTCTTCTTCTCAACCGGTGCTCGTCCGGGTGAAGTACTCGCCCTGCAATGGTCCGATATCGATTGGGCAGAGAAAACCGTGCGCATCCGCGTCACGTGGACGGTCGATGAGCATGGCCGCGAGGTCGTCGGTACCACGACCAAGACGAAGCAGGAACGCCTCATCCCGTTACCCGAGGTTACCATGGCATCGCTGGAGGTATGGTTTGCCGAGGCGAATCCCCGCAACCTCGACGCACCTATCTGGGTTAACAACTTCGGCACCGTGCTGCGTCCCGCTAGTTGGCGCAGCCGGCACCGATCGTTCTGCCTCGGGGCGAAGGTACCGGCGTATACCCCGCACAAATCACGGCACACTTTCGCCACGAGGATGTCCGAGCACTCGGTCAACCCGAAGGTTGCCAGCACCATTCTCGGTCACAGCTCGGCCAAGATCATGCTCGACAAGTACGTCCATGTCAGCCTGGAGGCCAAGCGGTCAGCCATTGACCTATTCGAAGAAGATATCGGGTAAAAGAAAACCCTACCGCTAGACGCCATTGCACGACGCCCCGCCCCCGTCTACAGGGGACCCCTTCACGGTAGGGAAAAACGGCAAACCGTTTTCGGACTCGGTGGTGAGAATCGAACTCACATTCCGTGATTTGCAGTCACGGTCTTTGACCTTCCACCGAGTGATCCCTTTCGCCAGCCCCCGTCGGGGCCGGCTACTCAGGTGGGTCCGGCGTTCAGACGACGAATCATCTGTGCTTCTGAAGTATCCGCATGGCCTCACGCCGGGACTGCCAACCCAGCCATGCGTCCCCTCGGATCAACCCGTGTGGTGTCACGGTCCCCTCAGGAATTGGAGCCGACGACAGGAATCGAACCTGCAACCCGCTGTTTACAAAACAGCCGCTCTGCCAGTTGAGCTACCTCGGCAAGTGGGCGACCTACCCATACAGGAGAACCCAGGGGTTCTTATCAGCCGCCCGAAATCTGCGGACCCCGTCTCAGCGTCGAAGCACTGGAGGTGTGCTAGCTTCCGGGTTGGGGGTCCGCGCCCTCTGCGTCCCGGACAGCACCGTTCGGATCATCCCGTGTTGCGCACGGTCCCCGAAAAGCTGCATAGATTCTACCAGATTTTCGGGCGCTTGTGTACCGAAATGTGTACCGACTCCCCCGAAAACCCAGCAGTGGCGCGGCAAAATGAACACACTGCCGTTGTCGAACGGTAAACAGCATGTTAACACTTACGCGGGTTTTCGGTCTTTGGTCCGGGGTGCAACACCCCTGTTTTCACTGCATGGTGCCGGTTGTTGTGTACCGATTGTGTACCGGTTCACGGTGGCGGTTCTTGCGTTCGGATCATTCTCGTGGCTCGTGAAGAACTCGCCGTAACGATTGAACCAAACGCCCCTCATCTCCCGTGGCCAGAGTCCCTGCATCCTCTCCTTTGTGGAGTTGTAATACCGAACATCCCCATGGGCGAGGAACACATCGGGGGCGTCCCCCCAATCGTGGGACTCAAGCGCAATGCCAAGAACGTCCCACAGAACATTGCCGTTCCTATCGACTAGCAGTTGCATCAGGTCTTTTCGTACCATGATGGCTTTCGGGTTGAGCAAATGGCGGATTCTCGTCGATTGCCAATACCCTTTCAGCATGTCGAATATCAGGTCTTCTGTGCGCTCTCGTTCGGGGGCCAACCCTTCGCTTTGCATCTTCGTCACGCGGCCACGGCTTTCCGCAATCCAAGGTTGATTCGGCTGCGCATCACTTCTCCATTTTCCCGGCTGTAGGTGATCGATTTCACCGACCGTCCGGCTCCGTACCCTTGCGCCACGTGCCAGCTATCCGGGGCGGCTGGCGTCTGGAATGACTCGACCGTTACCCCGAGCTGTTCGATGGAACTATCGTGATGGACGTGCCCGGTAAAGCAGTGCCGGTACTGGGCTCGGCCCCATGCTTCGGGTTGACGCGTGGCCATGATAAGGGGCATGTCCTTCATCCTCGCTGCGTCGCCGTGCGTGGCTCCGAGCATCACCTTGCCCCATGTCCAGAACCAGAACTTGCTCGGGCTGTCGTCAACCGTCACCCGCTCATTGCTCCGATAGTAGAGGTCCAGTGCCAGTGCCACGGCTACGGCAGACTGCTCGTCATGGTTGCCGGGCAGCACGCGCAACAGTACGCGATCATGCCGTTGCAAGGCCAGGTCGATGACGTACATCACCATGTTGACCGCTGCCTGGAGTATCTTCGGATAGCGCCCGTCCACGTCGAGGATGTTCTTCGACTTCCTCGTCTGGTTGTCGAAGCCGTCCGTGTGCAACAGGTCGCCCAGCCCGAGTACCACCGCCTGCTCCGATGGTGGGGCCGAGGCGATCAGTCGTTCCATCGAATCGCGCAGTATCCCATCGGCAATCGTCAGGTCGTAGTTCGCCCCGGTTTCCGGTTTCCATGACAGCAGACCCATGTGCCAATCGGCCAACGGATAGACCGTTGCCAGATCGGAGTCCGTGTACTGCGGTTGCTCGGCAATCGAAGCGGGTGGCGTGTAACCGTCCAGTGATTCGCGGATGACCACGGCCAGCTCTTCGGGCGGCAATTGACCGACCTTGTTGCCGGTCTTCTCCCAGATCAGTTTGACATTGCCGTCCGCATCGTAAAGGGTGGAGGTTCCCGTTACCTGCAAGCTGGGGCGGTCGGGCTTGGAGACGGCCTTCCCGCTGTTGAGCACGTACCGCCGGGAGCGCCACGCGGCTTCTGAGCGGTCACCGCCAGCCTCCTGATACTGAAGGTACCGACCATGAGAGAGGACCAGTTGATCCTCTTCGGCGCTCCACGCCGTCTTTGCACCCGCCAAGCTAGCTTACCCTCTCCATCGATCATCATGGTCGTTCGGTCGGTTGTCCGTCATCCATTGCAGGAACATGAGCTCGCATGCCGCATGGGACAGGTGAGGCAGGCCCGACTCCGGGTCGATGTCCTCGCCCTGCCAGAAGGCGAGAAGGTGCCGCTGCAATGCCGCATACAGACGGCTCGCGTCGATCCCTTCTCTCCAGTTGTTCGGTGCGTATTTACGGGCTCCGTAAGTAAGTACGTCAGCAAGGCCCAGGAGGAAGGAGGGTTCGACCAGATCAAGACGAGGCTTCTCCTGGTCGAACTTCATGCCAGTGTTCGGGGTATCGATCAAGCGCGGTCGCCCGGTACGTCCGGCGTGACGTTGAGCCTTGCCAGGGCTGCCACGCCCATGGTGATAGCGGTCCACAGGGCAAGCTCAGCATCCCCGATCCACCCTTTGGTCATCAGATAGAAGACGACCGGCCCGCCCAGTACGATGGCCACATAGAGCCATGATCGAATGTTTGCCGGAATGTTCAGTTCCATGCGTTTGTCCTTTCCACCTAGACTCGCGTGGGCCACTGCCACTGAAGAGGACCATCACCCTGTTCGACGGCAAGGTTGTGATAGGTTCCGCCACCGGCGACGCAAACATCGTCAACCCACGTCGGGGCTGTGAATACAAACAGGTCAACGATCCACGGATCACCGAGTCCGCCCGTGTGCACGTTCGTGATGATGGCCGGTGACTGTTTGCGCCCGAACTTGCCAGTCGCATCGCCGGGATGGTTATAGAGTACTATCCGTCCGACGGATGGCGTTGGTTGCGATTCCTCGTTGATCATATTTTGTCCTTTCTTTCGCTAACTGCGAAACGGTATCCTAGAACCCTGCGAAACGGTATGCTAGGGTTCCCCTCTTCGGTACGGTTCACCGCTTGGTGAACTCCAAGGCCACCCACCCCTTTTCTCCATCTGGCGTCTCGACCGGGACCCATGTGTATCCGTCTGACTCGGCATATGTTTCGGATCGCAGCGTCAGCACGGTGTTCGGTGGCAGCACCGCATTGACCGGACCCTGCAATCCGTAGGCATTCCGCAGGTTCAGACTGGCCGTGGTGACGCGGTACCACGGGTACCAGTCCGGGACGAAGGGTCCGTAGACCTTGCGCCGGTCCACCTGCGGATCACAGCTTCGCCAGAAGGCGCACTGTGCCTTGGCCTGCGCCGTGGTCTTGGTGCCGGTGCCGCCACCTTCGGCACCGAACGCCACGACATCGTCATAGGCCAGACGGACATGACTGATGTTGCTCGGGCTCGTGCCGTACAGGTAGAGGGCGCCGAGCACCTTGGCAACGGGCCGGTTCGCCTTGACCGCATCGTCGTACATGCCTTGCGTGTTGCGGTCCTTGAAGGGCAGGGTGATGCCGACGCCTTTGCACATGTCGATGATCTGCTGCGAACAGTCAGCGGCTCCCCAGATGTAGGGCGTGCCGTTGCGCTTGTTGATGGCCTCGCGGAACTTTCGCCGATCCGGGTGTTCAATCGGTGCCATCGGCTTCCCTCCCTTCGCCCGTCACGAGCCGTTGCAGGTTTTGGAGGATCGCCAGAACCTCAATCCCTCGGTCCTCGAAATCGAGGCGATGTTCTCCTGGGTGGCGATAGAGAACACCGAACAACGAATCTCCATCCCTGAGGAAGAACCCGATTCGTTCCGTATCCTCGTCGTCCGCCTCGATCAGTTCGTACTCAACCAATGTCAGTGCCATCACACATCCTCCATCTGTCGTCGCAGGTCGCGATGCAACTCCTGACGAGTGGACCCTCGCACTGGATCGTCATACGAAATTCGCTTGCCGAACCCCTTGACGAGATACCGCCCCGACGATCCACGATTGCTGTGTTTCAGGCCTCGCCAGCGCTGAACCTTCGGCCCCCGTTTGTGTCGTGCCATTACACGTCCTCCGCGCGCATTGCCGTTCCCTTGGGCTTGTCCCGTTTGGGGCTATTCGTCACTGTTTCGGTTGTCGTCGATACTTCGGTTATTCGTACCGTCCCCCAGTGGGGCCATCTCGGATACCAGTAGTCACCCCAACCACTGAGATGCCGCCCTTGACATACGGGGCATGGTGGTGGCGGGTAGATGCCGTGCCAGACTCGGGGGCATGTACAAGACCTTGGGGATATCTGCATTACCAATCCTCTCCACAGACGAATCCGTCGCTACCATCCCAGTAGCCGTAGCCGATCACTTCCAGTTCACCGCTCTCGGTCCAGCCGAAACGCAGGGCGTCCGGTTCTCGTTGCCAGCAGGTGGAGAGGGTCATCGCCAAGTCCACCTAACGGAACGGCACCGCACACATCCGACGCCGCCACCGTGGATAGGGTGCCAGTCATGGAGTCCGAGCCAACAGAGCAGTCCGCCGAAGTTCACGCCGCCACCAATGCCAGCGCCGGGATGCGGCTGCCGTCCTGTAGCACGAGTGTCAATCCGCTCGATTCGCCAATGTCCTCGACCATGTGACTCACCGTGACCTTTGCACCGGGTGCAAGGTCATCGCCTGTCGCTGGCGACGACGGGTCGGCCCACAGGCGCGGCGTGGTCAACCGCTGGATCGTGTACACCTTGTCCACGCCGACGAAGAGCCGATCATTGATGACCCGTGTCCCCGCGCTCACTGGTTGTGGATCGGCATATTCGACTGCAGTGCCTTCCTGGTATTGCTTCAGCAGCGCCTTGACCTCAGCGATCATTGCGTTGGTCTGCCCTTCGATTACCGCGCCGGGGCAGACGCCCCACTTGTCACCATTGATTTCCCCGTGCCAGATCACGAAGCTGCGACCTTCGGCGGGTATCGCGGGGAACGTCTCGTGGCTTACCTTGTACTGGTCGGCCCAGTAGGCGGTCCATTCGACGATCTTCCGTCGCGCCTTCTCGCTCAGCGGTGTGCTCCCGGCCAGCCCCGATACTTCGATGCTGAACAGGTCGCGGTTCACCCCATTGACACCGTAGCGGTCGATGAATTTCTTCCCATCGTCCCGGCTCTTCGTGGCGGGTCCGTTCGCCCATGGAGCCCGGCGACCGCGCGGATCGTTCCACATGAAGCACCGACCATCGTTCTCTCTACCGTCGGTTGCCTCGACGCCGATGCCGATATCGGTCAATGCCGTACCGGCGGCGGCACCCCGGAAGTACCCATCGGTGCCCCAGAGCGTCCCGTACATCCGGTGCCACACGACGCCACGGATTGTTCGCGCACCCAAATCGTTCCATGCCCGGCTGTTCTCGACGATGCGTCTTTCATGCACGGGCATCGGCACCCGCCCGAATACAACCTTGCCGTCCGTCACTGGCACATCCTTTCTGGCCACGCCTGCAATCAGGTTGGCCCGTTCCGCGATCTTCTTCCCGTAGTCGTAGTCGTTGTCCGACCAGCCCCGCCACATGCCATCGGCATACCGCTGGCGGCCAAGGCTGGCCAGGTCCGTTGCCATGTATCCAACCTTGCCGGGTGCATCGAACCGTTTATCCGCATCCCAAGGCTGCGGCCATGATTCCGGCCAGCCACTGTCTTCCCAGTCCTCGGGCCAGAGATACGCCACGAGATGGGCGAGATGCCCCATGGCGGCTTCCGTTCCGTTGGCGAATGTCTGACTGTTGCTGGCGTCGCTTGGTCCGCCAACGTAACCGGTGACACCGATGCCAGCCGGGTTGCCCTTGGCAACAAATACCGGCGAGGTCCATCCCGCTGTCTCCAGATGTCCTTGGGCGTAGACAATGATGGGGTCGATCGACATGCGGATACAGCCAGCCAGGACAACCGCGCAATACTCGTCGAGAAAATCCCCACGCTTCGCGCCGTTGGCCACGGCCCAGGCGTTCAGCGCGTCCAGATCAACGTCGGATCGGATGGTTTTCTTTCGGATCAGAGACGCTTCCGTGTACACGGTCGTCACTTGCAGTCGCAACCATCGAGGAAGAGCGCCAGCGCCTTCTCGTAGTCGGCGGCCGCACGGCTCCATCGCAGATACGCCGCATTCCCGAGGACACCGTCAGGGATGTCCGTCTCCAGGTATTCCCGGAAGAGCGCGGCTTCGCGGACTTCGAGGAACTCCAGGATGTCCCGAGTGATCCGGTTTCGTGGGCAACAGTCCGGGCAGGCGCACGGACGAGAGGAGGGAATGGTCATGGTCGGTGCGACGACCGAGAGCTTGGGGCGCGAGGGAAGTTCGCATCGTCCTATGTCTATGGGGTTCTCTCCTTTACTGGCGGCCCAGGTATCGGCCAATCTCCGCTAACGCAACGACAGCCGTGGCGATGAATCCGGTCTTCACATGCTCCACTCGGAGACTGGTCTGGTTCGCGATCATCTGATCCATCTTTTCATTCACGGTTTTGAACGAGTTCCTCGTCTCATCGCGAAAGTCGATGAATTCGCTTCGATCCCGTTCCCGAATCTCGTCTATGTGTTCCTTTAGCGAGATGACCGGTTCCATCGCCGCGCTGTCCTTACGTAGAGTATAAACAGAATGAGTGGAAATTCAACTCATTCTGTTTTGCTATGCTGTCCTCGTCGCTATCACCAGCAGCGACCCACCGCCGGCGTATGCCGTACCGCTTACCGAGGCGCGGTATTCCTCGTACACAGTGATCGTTCCTGTCAGGCCTGTTGCCTGATGCGTGACTGTGATTGCGGAGCGAACTCCGGTCTGCGGCATTGCCGCGCTGATGTACGTTCCGGGGTCCGAGTCAATGCGCACACGAGCGGCAACATTGCCAGCGCTACTGCTGTGCGAGTGAAGTCCCGTCGCCATGACCGTGACGGTCCACGTGCCCGAAGGCAGCGGCACGGACAGGCTCACGTTCGTTGAGTAGACGCTGGTGCTGGTGGTGCTCGCCGTGGCGGCGCTGTTGGCGGTCGTGTGCAGAACGAATGGCGAGTCGTGGATCAACGGGGCATACACCCCGTCATGATGGTGCCCGATGTCCGCGTACACGGTATCGGCATACGTCTCGGTCAAGATGCGTCGCCATTGCGGATCGCCGGAATCATCGATGACCCCGGCGTGCCATTCGTCTTCCGTGGCCGAAGCCCGTTTGATGGCGCGCACCCCCCGGTGGCGCTCGCTCACCGCCGGGAGGGTTGCATCAACGTCCGTGATGACACTGGGGAAGACCCGCGGGTGCATGGTTTAGCCGATCTGCCCGTAGAGCTGGAGCAGGAACTTGCCCCCGGTGTAGCTGGCATTGTCACCACCGCCCGAAGCGACCAGATAGAGATACTGGCCAGCGGCAGGCATACCGGTCAACGCTTTCTGCGTATTGATGGTCCAGTCGGCAGCCGCTTCCAGGAGCGCCGCTTCGCCGGTTGACGCGGAAATGGCGCTGTCCTCGGTCAGCGTTGCCTCGGGAGCCGTGTAGAAGTCGATGTCCGGTTCGCCCCCGGCTGGCGCTTCCAGGCACGTCACGAGTCCGCCCTGGATCGTGCCGTGCACCGCCGCATCGATCTGCCCGAAATGGCAGTTTGCCGTGGCGGCCTTGCCGATGACATCGCCAGCCGCCGAGCTGTCGAGCCCCGTCAGATCGACAAACACCTCGGTCACGGCAAGGTTGCCGAAGCGGGAGACGCGCGACAGATGGATCGTGCCGGTGCCAGAGAAGCCGCTTCCTGCGGTCAACGGCGAGCCGATTTCACCGGTCACGGCCAGGTCGTCGCCGACATGCAGGTCGCCGGATACCGAGAACGAACCGGCGAAGGTTGCTTCACGCTGCGGGGGATTGATAACAGAAGGCATATCGTGTCCTTTCTAAAAGAACTGAACCATGTTCACGCCCGACGCCGTGCCGGGCGGTGGTGTCGTTGTCGTTGTCGTCGGAGGCGTGGCCTCGCCATAGGGCAGGCGAACCCCTGCCGCCAGATAGGCGATGGACGATCCGATGTTCTTGCTGCATGTCTGCGATCCGGAAGATACCTCCTTATAAAAGGCCATGAGGCACTGTTCGCTGCCATCCTGGATATTGGCGAATCGGGTCCAGCCCGAGATGGTCGTGGAAAAGTAGTCGTATGGGAAGAGGAAGGAACAGAACTGCACGCCTGAACTCGCGGCGCTCAGGGCCAGGGAAAAGGTCGAAGACTCGGTGTATCCCTTGGTTCCTTCCACCAGTTCCGCATCGGTGATCCCGGTGAAGGCGTAGGCACGGGCCGCGCAGTTGTTGTTCGAGGAGAAGTTGAGACGGATGATATTGCTCGATGTCAGGGGTTCCGCAAGGGTGCACCAGGCGATGCCCGCGTTCCCCTGACCAGCCGTACGGTACGCCCAATCCCAGGTGTTCCCTGCAGAATCAGTCACCGCGACCGACGACACGCTCGACGAATCGCCGCCGAACGGCACGACCACGGTCGTCCCGGCGGCAATACCCGTGGTCAGGTCAAGATCGACCGGATCATCCGTCGCGGTATGGGTCGCGGAAACAGCGCCGAGCGCAGCGAAAGACACTAGCGCTTCCTTACCTGTTGCGTCAGATAGATACGCTTGCCATTGGTGTTCGACGTCACGGTGTAGCGAATGTATTCCTCCTTCTTCCACCCGGTGCTCCAGGAGGTCAGGTTGGTATCGGACGCCACGGCATTGGCCGCCGCCGTGGTCAGGCTGGGCTTCTCCGTGCCAGCGATCGACGCCATGCTGCCGGGCGAGCTCCCCTTCAACACGTCGATGACGCAGGACACGGTTGCGTCGGGCGACCAGATGTAGAACCCGGTCGGGTCGCAGTCATACGGGCAGCGGAATGTATGGGTTGCCCCTTCCCCGGCAGTGATGGCGTTCGCGCCGTCGCCGAAGGAGAAGGCCCACTCTGTGTTGCGATCTTTGTCGTAGTGGAAACCGTAGACCCGCTCGTCCGTCACCTTGTCCGCTGCGATGGTCGTGACGTTTGCCCCGACCAGCACCTGAGCCAGCGAGATTTCCCAGACGGAGCTCGATTGCGTCAGCGACGGCGCGCCGGGGCTGGACGCCGGGTTCCCCGCCTTGATTTCCAGATCGATCCGCCCCTGATCGGTCGTCCCTTCCCGCACCAGTTGCAGCACGATCCGGTCGATGCGCGGATTCGTCACGTCAGCCGTACCGATAGTCAGGGATGTCCCGGCTTCCAGGACATAGGGCACACCATCGTGCAGCAGCGCCACACCCGTCGCCACGTCCACCTGCATATCCGCGCCGTCTGCCGTTACCGCCAGCTCGCCGCCAATCGTGGGGATCACTCCTTCGCCCAGGGCTTGCAGCGTGTCGTTGATCGTGTCTTCCCAGATCAGGCCACCGAGCTGCCCCCAGACCCGGCCCGAACGGATTTTCGTTTCCGACCCGGCGACGAATTCCTCGTAGGTTTCCCCTGGATAACCAACTGCCGCCGATGTCATTTCGTAGAGTCCATTGGCGTCGGTCGAGTCGGAGGTAATGGTGCCGCCGCCATTGTGGTTTTTCAGGGCAACCGTGACGCCAGACTGCCCGGCGCCGGTTGCCGGATCGCGCACATAACCCCGGATGCGATTCGCCATGATGCCTAGTCCTTTGCTCCATATAGCCGGGCCATACGCGTGGGCCGGTATGTACCACTGGTAATCGGATTGATCTTCTGGCGGCCACCCAGCGTCTCGACGACGGTGCGGCACGCCTGTTCGCCCGTCGGGTCACCGATGATGTCCCGTTCGTAGATCACCTTGATCGACATGTAGCGCGCCGCCGCCATCATCTTGGCCGCGTCGAGCGCGTGCTGGACCGATCCCATTTCGATGTGATACCGGTCCCCTTGCAGATAGAGCCCGATATCCTGACCGGGCAGGTAGATTTCGAAGTCGATAATCTGGCCACCCAGGGAACGGCCACCGTTCACCTTGGCCTGATAGCCGAAGTGCTCCCCGCCGTAGAACGGTCCCTTGCGCACGTCGCCCGTCTCGTGGAGCACCTTCCAAAGCGCCCAGTAGAGGTACCATTCCGGCTTGCTGTTCCATGACCGGGCGAAGCCGGGCGGTGGTTCACCCGGTCCAACCACATAGGCCGATGGCCCGACGATCTTCTGCCGGGCGCGGGAGCGCAACGACTGTCGTGATGGGGCGACCTTGGAGAGTTTGAGCGGTTGTTCCTTGGCCATTACGCGCTCCAGACAAAGCCGCCGCCACCGGGCACGGACGTATGGTTGCCTTCGTAGTTGTCGAGCCTGATCTGGGCCAGCGTGATCGAGCGGCCACCGCGCGGGTCGTCGCCCGTCTGGTTGTGCCCCTGATTGCGCGACACGTACACCCGATGGCTTCGCTGTGTGTTGCTGCCATGCCGCAGCCGGACGAACCTCGGGTTGACCGAGAAGTCGTCCAGCTCATCCTTGATTTCCAGGGCCGAGCGATCCCATTGCTGGTTCGTCATCAGGTCGATGTCGTAGGTCCACGCCGCCGATTCGAGGGGGCGCTTGATGAACTTCAGAACGATCGAGTCGATAACGAAGTTCTTTGTGTCGTCCTGCGTCGAGCCATGCAGCCGTAGCTCGATCCACTTGCACACTTCGCCAAACGAAAAGACGGTGCCATCGTCCAGGATTTCGTTGCCGAATGCGCAAATGTTGTTCCCCTGCTGGTAGACCGCCGAGAGCTGCCGCCACGTTTCATCGGCATCTGTCCGGTACATCGGGTAGACCGTATGTACGCTCGGGTCGAAGACTTCGGCCCGGATCTCGAGATGGCTCATCACCTTGTCGAACATCTGCATCCCGGCATCGAACCGCCCCAACTCCAGGATGCCGCTCGTCTGATACTCCCCTTCGACCGCCTCGGCTTTCTGCTTCGGTTTCAGCCACGTCCGGGAGAGGCGCTGCGTGTAGCAGCTCGATCCGATGCCCCACCACAGGCGGTACTCGTTCGCCGCGCCCGAGATGAGCAGCCATGTCGGGGTGCCCGTGGCCGCGGGAACGTCCACCGGATGCCAGCCATAGCCATTCCACTGCACCACGATGTTCCGCGCCTCGGTCAGGCTCACTTCGAACGGCGGGTCGTTGTTCTGCCCCGGATCGAACTCCTTGGCCGAGACGTAGGGCGTCGCTTCCTGCACCCCCTGGGTGAGGGCATAGAGCGCGTTGTGACCCTCGCAGAGATCGACCACCTTGCCCCGGTATGGCACGGGTAAACCGTCCCGATCATTGATCGATACGGTCGGGCTGACGGCATTCCCGGTGAACCGATAGATATCCATGCCCGCGCTGTAGAACAGGTCTTCACCCGGTCGCCAATGAGCAACCGCTAAACCGTTGTCGGGGTGCGGCGGCAGGCTCGGCCCCAACCGCGTGACGACGAACTTCTTGGCCAGGTCATCCCAGGCATACAACCCGCGAGACGTGGCCAGGAAGAGCGCTTCTTCGTTGCTGTTGTCCATGTAGAGCTTGAGCTTGCGCGGAATGATATGGCTCTTGATCGTGTACTCAAGACTCCAGACCGAACCGTCCGTGGACATGTAGAGTTTCTTGTCACTGGTGATGGCATAGAGCTTGTCATCCCAGATTTCGAAACAGATCGCCTTGACCGTCGTGTTCTGCGCGGCCACGCTTGCGCCATCCCACGCCTGAAACCCGACCGACTGCGGGATGAAGAACTTCCCGTTGAATTCGACCCCCCGGTAGACCGGCGGATTGTCCAGCGCACCGAGCGATGACGACTTGGCGTCAGTCGATTCATCCCAGGAGTAGAGCGCACTGGCCGAAGCCAGCATCACGGCATTGTTGAACTCGCCGAGCGGATACGGTGCGCCCGGCACTTCCACGGTTTGCGGCAACAGGCCGAACTGGTTCGGGTAGAGCGTGTCCCAACCCGAGGAGAAGGCGTAGTTGTTCTCATCGACACCTTCGCGCAACCGCTGCGCATTCATCCCGCCGACCAGCGACCGCCAGATTTTCGAGCTGATGAGCATGTCGCTGTCAGCGGTGAAGTCGCCGAACGTCACCTTGCCCAGGAGCGTCGCCAGTTGGTTGTACTGTTCGATGTCAACGGAATAGGGCTTGTCGTCCAGGTAGATCGTGCCGTGGGTCGATCCTTCCATCAGTCCACCCGATCCACATTCGTTGCCCGGCGGGGCACGGCCAGGGTCCGCTTGAACCCGGCCTCCCGCTGGTAGAACTGCCACTTGTCCCGGACGAGGCCTGGGTCTTCCGTCCGCAAGAGCAGCGCGGCGCACGCTAACTCACAGACCCGCGCCACCAGGTATTCCCGGTTGACCTGGGTCGTCTTGTCGTCAGCCGTCAGCTCTTCCTCACGGGCATAACCACGGATGCGAACCGCGTAGGTATCCAGGGCGAACCGCAACCGCCCGTTGATCGTGATGGTCCGGTCGTGCTTCTCCACCCAGTAACCGGGCGATGCCGGACGCGTAGCCCGGTCGATGTTCCGCCACGTGTTCTGGTGCAGGTCGTAATACTGCACCCCGGTCACGGCGATGATGTGATCGGGTATGGCGAGTGAACCGACGGACGCGGACCACGCTTTCTCATCCGACACATCGGCAATCGGCAGGTGCTCCTGCGCGTCCCGGTGCGCAATCTGGATCAGCCGGTTGACTTCCTGTGGTTCCCAACCCGTGCCCCGGTAATTCCAGAATTCGGCCTGATCGCCCGGTGCCGTTGGCGCGGGCAGCGCCACGCCCCACTGCACGGAAGACCCGCTCGATCCGTTGATCTTGCGCGACGCTTCGAGATTGGCCATGGTGCCGCCACTGAACCAGATGGTCCGGCCCCGGTATTCGCTCGTCGGCAGGACCAGCGTGTTGCTGTCAACGAACTGCGTGGTCGTCCCGGCATCGGTCGCCGTGGCGACGAACCCGTCGCCGAGCTCCGTGAGTACGTCTTGCCGGATTTGCTTTCTCGTTACCGCCACACAATTGACCCTCAAAAACGAACGGATCGTTATTGAGACATTGTATCATTATATTGAGATATGGTGATAGGTCTAGCCTACGTAATGGCCCGAAGTCGTGCTATCGGGCAGTACGGCGGCGCAGATTCGCTCGGGTTTGATCGGTCAGGGCCATGGGCTACTCTTCGGGAACCGGTTCGAGCGCGACATACCCGTAATCCACGCACCACCAATACGCACTGCTCCCATCATGGCTAAAACAGCGACAATTGGCGTTCCCACCAATCAGCGTTCCATTGGGTACGTTGTTCAGATAGTCGCCTGTTGGCACTGCGATGACGTAAGAGTTGCCCGGCCCTCCCACCTCTTCGACGACGATCTGCATGCCGATCTGCCCGCTAGGCAGCGTCACGATGTCTTCTCCGCTGCCATCCGCGGTGACGTGCACGATCAGCGGTAGGGCAAGGAATCCCGGGGCCGGGATCACACCCGTTCCCGCTCCATCCTCTGTGGCGGTGATTGCGACTGGGGTGGTCAGTTGGGCTTCGAGTTCCGGGGGGAGCCCGCCGCCGCCTCCGCCGCCCATGTTGACCGTGGGATAGATATTGATTGGCATTACCATGGTTCCTATACTCCTTCTACTCCAGAATCGACGCCGCACACGTACACGTCTGCGCCGCCAGTTGTGGTGATTGATTCGATTTGCACCCCAGGAGACACAAGAATGGGGATGCTCATACCCGTTCCACCCCGGCATTCACGCCAGAGACGCGAACCGTCAATCCGTTCCGGTGGTCGGCGATACGAACGATCTGCATCACCGACCACCCACCTTTTCTACACTTCCATCAACGCCTAGCACGGCGACAGTTGCATTCGTGCCGGTTAATGTTTCGGCCTGAATGTGCAGCAAACAACCACGACCCACAAAAACATCACGCGCCTCCGTAGCGATGCCTGTTGGCGTCAGAGCATCAACGTCATCTGTCTCACCCAGCGGATACCACGCCTCGGTTTCTCGGTCCCACTGCCATATCGCAAGATTGCACGCGGTCACCGTGTCGTATTGGGTGAGGATACGGACGCGACTGTAGTCACCAGAATTGAACTGGATGTCATCATCGTCAACAGGAGCCGATGTCGCGCTGGTAATCGTGTCGTGAATTACCAGCGCATTCCAACGGGAGAGGGCATCCACTGGAGCCGCCATTAGACCGCGAACTTCTCGATGTACACGGAGTCCGTGATGCTGGTCGCGGTGCTGCCCGCCTTGACCACGAGCCGCAGAATGGCCGGGGCATAGGCGTTGAGCGAGACATTGGCAACCGTGGTCACGCCCGGTCCAACGGTCAGGGTGAAGGTGCCAGCGCTGGACTTGGCGGCGCTCTCCAGAAGGCTCACCCAGTCACCGCCGATCGGGTCCTGAAACTCGATGACATAGGTCTGCGACACCGAAGACTGGGCCGAGATGTCGATGGTGAAACGCACGCCGAGATGGTGCGTCATGTGTACCGCGTCGCCCGTGAACAGGGCGTTCGACACGCGCCCCGTAGACTCGCGGTAAACGTGTCCCTGTCGTTCGTAGAATGCTTGAGGCATGAAACTCTCCTATGGGTGCTGGTCGATGTGATAGGCAAAGGCATCCTGCGACCGGCTCTGCCAGCCGCAGGTTTTGCAGACGAACGGCTTCGGAGCATCGGCCCGGTGCGCCCGTCCCTTGGCAACGCTCTCGATCACCTCGACTTGCCATGGTTCCGTTGCCCGGAAGTACCCGGCGAGGAACTTGACGCGAGGGTTGGCCGCCGGGTCACTGGTGATCCTGCCGGGCTCCCGCACAACGATGTCCTCGTTGGGCCACACGGCATTCCAGAACTCAACCGGCTCGAACGCTTCCTTGGGACTGACTGCTACCTGGGCCATTGATACTCCTTACTTTCCTAGAACGTTCCGCTTGGATACGCATTGAGGTCGGTGCTGAATCCGGTGATCCGCCACATCAGCGGTTCCTCGGGCATCAGCAGGGAAAACGCACCGACAATCGCACGAGAGTCACCCATGGTTGTCGGGTCCTTGGTGTCGCGGATTTGCCAGTCGTGGCCCTTGTAGACCAGCGGGGTAAAGCCGCCGAAGTCGAGGCCCCACAGCTCGCCGTCCGGCATGTACGGATCGACCATGAAGTCGAACGTTCCCGTCTCGATCTCTACGCTGTCGAACACCAGCGACGCTTTCTTGTCGGAGAGCGTGCCCTGACGGTACGGATTGAGCAGACGGTTCACCGCCCGCTTCGTGTTCATCGAACCGACCATGGTCCGCGCCATCTTCCGGTAGGTCTGCCAGACGTTGGCGGAAATCTCTTCCACGTCGTAGACCGAGAGCGGCGCGTTGTTGGCGATGGTTCGCACGTTGGTCGTCAGGAAGGTTGGAATACCACCCATGAGCGAGGGTCTCGCCGCGCCCGAGGCGAGTGTGCCTTCCTGTCGCAGACCGTGGATCAGCGCCTTGTTGCGGAGAATCTTCTGGTACTTCGCTTCGAGGCTGATCTGCTCCAGCAACCGGTCGCTGCCGTCGTACTCCCGGTCAGGCGTCACCTTGGCCATATCGTCCATCGTGATTTGGCCCTGGAATCGCTGCGGGTGGTTGTAGACAAAGTCGCCGTAGATCACGGGCGAGTTGAAGTAGTTCGGCGCATTGAGCGTGGTCGCGGTGCCGATAATCTCGACCTTTGCCGCCGCGCTGTGGTTCGCGTTGTTCGTCCCGGCCTGTCCAAACGCCACGGCGATTTCGCCCGTCGAGACATTCGGTTCGCCGGTCGTCCAGAAGATTTCGTTATCGATCTTCAGGACGAATCCACGGCCCACCAGGGCAACATTCGTCGTGCCGAGATTGACCACGGTGTCAGACGTTGAGTAGCTGCTGTTCAGCGTGGTGAAGAGCGGTCTCTGCCGCTTGATGCCGTTCTCGATCTTGAGCTGGTCAACCGTTTTCTTCTTGCCGCCAAACACCTTCGTGTCGAGCGGCGTGTCCCACGGTTCGAGGTAGTCAACGTATTCGTCAACCAGCCGAATCAGATGGCCGGTAGACGCATCGCCAGGAATCGTTCCGCCGTTTACCGCCGAACGATACGGAGTCCCGACACCGGGAGAAACATAGGTCGTCATTGCGGAGTCTCCTTAGACCGCTCGCGCTACGACGCCATGAGGGCGCGCAGATGATCGAGCGATCCCTTTTCGTAGTCAGCCTGGACCACCGGGCGAGCGTTGACCCCGCCGATCAGGTTGACCCCTGACTGGATGGTCTGTTGCGCTTGTCGCGCCCTGCGGTCACGTTCTATCTGGTCGATGAGTTTCTTGTGCTGGTCGCGCTCCGCCTGGATACGCGCGGCAATCGCCGTCATCTGGTTCGGGTCGTTCCCGAGCAGAATCCGGTCGTCTGGGGTCAAGCCGTGGTCACGAAGCACCCGGTCAGCGAAGCTCTGGGCGGCGACCGCCTGAATCGCTTGCTGGGCCGCTTGCTGCATCTGCCCAAGCTGCTCGCGGTAGAACTGACCCATCACCTGATCCCGCATCTCGGGATCGAAGCCTTGCGTCTGTTGCCGCAATTGCTCTTCTCGGGCGTTGAACGCGGCCTGTGCCTGCTGGAATGCCATCTGCTGCCGTTGCTGCTCCCATGCAGCCTCCTGCTGCCGCCGCTGTTCGACTTCGCGCTCCAATGCGTTAGACCTGGCGCGCTCCGCTTCGAGCATCGCGGCATAATCCGGAGTCTCTTCCTGCGACGGTTCACCTCCCGGTTCCGGTGCGAATTGCTCCGCAGCGACACCTGGCAATGAAGCGTCAAGACTCTCGGTTCCGGTTTGCAGTTCTTCTGGCATTCGCTCTCCTTATACGCTTATGCGCATATCGTGATATCTCACTTGAGACATTGTATCATTAGGGGCATGATAGATGTCAAGCACACAGAAACGAACGTCAATTACATCGATCCGAATGCCGAAGCGGAAACGGTTTCACCGCACGTCGATCACTTGATCGAGTGCCCGGTCTGCGGTGAGTTCCGTCACAAAAGCTGGTTTCGGGTCGGGGCGCGGTCCTGCTGGGGGTGCGAGACGCACCACCGGTTGTGGTCCGCTGCCTTGCAGGAAGCGCTACGGGAAGCGGATGGCGTGGTGAAGCACTAGGCCGACGCCTGCTGCTGCTCCATCTGTTCGTACCACGTAACGAAGGTTTCGACGGAAACGTCGGCGCTGGGTGGTTGCGTCCGCATCCAGTCGATGTAGCTTTGCAGGATGGCGCTGCCGCGCGGCTGCGATGGCATCTTGCCTTGCAACGCTTGCTGGGCCAGCGGTGCCAGTGACTCGAAGGAGCGGCCACCGGTCAGCGCGCGGGCCTGTGCGTCCCATTCCCGCATCTTTTCCTGGTACTCCACGATATCTTCCTGGAGCGCCGTCACGCGCTGGCTGGTCGTCATGTGGTCGAACGATGGTCCGCCGCTGTATCCCGCTCCCTGTTGCGGCGCGATCACGGTCATCGGATTGACCTGACTCATATCGAGCGACGGTCCCGCCGTGGCATTGCTATCCCACTGCCCCGGTTTGTTTCCCTGGGCCGCGAGATAGGCTTCGGGGCGCATCAGCACGATTTGGGTATAGGCCGGTTGGACATGCTGCGCGTTCCACCAGGCGGCGAAGCTGGGCGAGATACGCAGGAGCTCGGCCAGCGCTGTTTCCGCACCTACCGTCCTGATCTGATCCTGCCACTCCTTGTACCCGGCAACGTGCGGATTCGCTTCCTCGAAGGTGTCGCGAAGGTCTCGATAGGCATTCCATTCACCCTTGAACCCTTCGGCAGCGATCCACTGATCGAGCAGTGCGGCTCGCGCATCGTGGTCGAGCTGGTCCCACTCGTCATACGACACGACGTTTGGCCCCAGAATCATCGCAGCGCCACCCAATTGCGCCTGCAATGTGTCACCCGCCCCGTAGAGCGCCTGATAGTACAGACCCCAGGTCTTGCGCTGTTCGTCGCTTCCCAGGTTGTTGTACTGCTCCATCGACCCGTAGAGCTGTGACGCCTCGAGGCTCCCGGCATCGGCCATCCGCACGGTCCAGTCGGCCGCCGCTTCCTCGGGCGTCATCTCGCGAGCGGTCGAACCAAATCCCGTGGGGCTGTTCGGATCGATCGTGATCTCGCCCCGCACCGCTTCCTCGCCCTGCCGGTTCAGCGTGCGCTGGCTGGCGGCGAATCCGGGGGTGATCGACTGCACCGGGAACTGCGTCGCGGCAAGGCGTCCCGCCATCATATCGGTGGCCCAGCGCTCGTAGGCTTCCTGTTCGATCTCACCGCTGAACGCGCCGATCTCGATATTGGCCATGACCTGATTCGCCTGATCGGTCGGCGCGCCGTTCTCGTCGAGGAGCAGACCGCGCTCCTGCATGATCTGCGATGCATAGAACTGCACCGCTTGCAGGTCACGCTCCTCGGGTGATGGATAGGACAAAGGCTTGCCGCCCGGCAGAACCGCACGGGCAACATCCTGGAGCCAGTACGTACCGTTCGCCACGTAATCCGGGACCACTCCATCGAAGGGCATACCTGCTTCGGCATTGAGCCAGTTGGCCGCCGCCTTGTAAAACTGCCGAACCTGATTCGTCCCGGTCAGGTCGGGCGTCTGGTCCTGCAGGTAGACGCTGGCCGCGGCCATGATGATCGGATTGGTCGGCAGGATTTTCAAGACATCGGCGATACCGTCGTACTCGCTGATTTCGTTCAGGTCGAGAATCGTTCCGAGCCCCGTCAGCAATGCGGCTGCCGAAACCACGCCCATCATGCCGTAGGGGCCAACGTTCAGTCCGATGAACTGTTGCGCCCACGCGGGCATGTTCTCCTGCTCCTGGTTCTGCATTCCCTCCCAGCTCCGGGCGTACATGGCCATAAGCCATGGATTGTCCAGAGCCAGCCGGGCATGGAGCACACTGGCCCGGCTCATCCAGTAGTGGAAGAGAAATACCCGACCGACCCGCGCATCGAGGTTCGTCTGGCGGTAGGAGAACAGGTACTTCTCCATGTGCCGCCGGGCGTCCTTGTCCAGGGCGACCGTGTGGGCTTTCCAGCGACGCGCCAGGTGTTCTCCGTGACCGCCCGGCACGATCTGCCGCACGGTATCGGGGCCGAAGAGTTTCTGGCCGAAGTAGTCGCTGCCCGTGTTGTCCAGGCGGGCAATGATATCGTCGGCATCCAGGCCGCGCGATCCGGCATAGGTCCGGATGTAGTCGTAGAAGTCATCCCGCACGGTACCGACATTCCGCTGCATGAACTCGGTTTTCGTGGCGAGGCGCTTCATATCGTCGAACATGGTGCGCAGGTTCCGCACCCAGTCCGGAGCGATCACGCTGCCAGCCAGACCCGCTTTCCGGGTCCACCAGGTTTTCCCTTCTTCGACAATGGTGTTGCTGATATCGTCGAACCGCGCCCCGGTCAGCGACGCCACGTTCTCCCCGATGGGCAGGCCGAGGATTTCGTGCAGCGACTCGACTTCTTCCTGCACCGAGCTGGGGAAATGCTGATTGACGTATTCGCCGATGTGGCGCGTCGGTTTGTATCGGCTATTCTCCAACTGCTGTTGGAGTCCGCTGCGGAAAGCGCGCCGCGCCATTTCCGCCGCTTCGATCTGCCCGTCCACGAGGTGGGTAAACTGATCGGTCAGCGTGTCCTGGGCCAGGTTGTACCCGAGCCGGGGCGTGTTGTACATCCAGGCGTGCCGGATCATGTTCTTCGCGCCGTTCCAGAACCAGGCAAACTGTTTCAGCCCGGCCCGGAGCTCCGACGCGCCTTCGCCCATGAGCACGGCGAAGTCGCGGATCGCCCGGTCGAGGTTGCCGTTGTGCGTCAGCAGGGCTTGTTCGAAGACATCCCAGCGCTTGACCTCGGCTCCTTCGCCATGCACCTTGTACAACGTCTTGATGATCTTCTTCTGCTCGGCTGTGAGCCGCTTCTTGCCGGTGCGCCAGAGCCTCTCCGGGTCGCCCTTCTCCACGACCAGCGGCACCTTCTGATCGAGCATGGTCGCGGTATCGCCGCTGATCGTTCCGGCCTGGGCGAACCGGGCCAGCCGGTCTTTCCGCGTTTTGAACGGAGCGAACCAATCCTCACTGTCCGCGACCAGCGTCAGGTTGTCAGGTTGCCGTATCTGACCGGCCCGGTCGAGCGACTGGTTCAGCCAGTCGAGCCCTTGCCGAGCCCGACCCGACGAGAATGGGGTCAGCCCCAGGGCATCTCCAGAGCCGCCACCACCGCCCCGCATGACATCCTGCCAGTCGGCGCGCACCGTTTTCAGGTCGGAGATCACCTGATCGACATAGAACGGCGAAACGATTTCGCCCGTCTTGAAATCCTCGTTGGCGAATCCGCCGGTCCGCCTGCCGATCCGCTTCCCTTCGTCGCTTCTCGGACTGTTTCCGATACCGCGCAGGATACGTTCGATCCGCGTCAATTCGCGACGGTTGCCCGTGGTGATGTACCGCTGGATCAGCCAGTCGGTCGTGTCGTCGACACTGGGCGCACCCGTGACACCCGATGCCCGGCGGATGGTGAAAACCTGATCGGGCAACACTTCGCCACCCGCGCTCTTGTAGACACGAGCCAGACCCGTCACATACTGCTGCGTCCGGAGCGATTCATTCCACGCATGTTCGCCCGCGTTTTGCCACGACTGCTTCGTCCGCTGCCCCTTGGGCCGTCCCGTGTATTTCGGGTCGGCGATCAGCTCATCGGTCAGGCGGCGCACCGCCGGCCACACCTTGACCCGTAGGTCATCGGGCAACGACGCCAACTTCTCGATCAACCGGGGCGTCCCGTCATACCCTGGATTCAGATGGGCATAGTCCGGGTTGGTGGTTAGCGTTAGGTCATCGTCGACGATTGCTGTCGGTGTATCGGGTTCCGGCGCGGTTCTGGTGACGGGCGGTACGTCCGGCTCGGGGGCCGCTGTCACCTTGGGCGATTCGGCTGCGGATGGACTCGGTGAAAGATCGGTCAGGATATCGTCGCCGAGCGGAGCCGCTGGAAGATCGATGCCTTTCGTTACCGTGGCATAGGCGTCATCGACCGCCTGCTCGAACGGTGCGCCATCGGTCGTCAAGCTGGAAATGGTTCGCTTGTACGTCTGGAATTCGGCTCGGGTAAATGGCCTGCCGTCCGGATGGTTCGGCACTTCCAGTGATGCCAGGGCTTCCGAATTGAATGACTGCTGATCGGCGATTTGCGTTGGCGCATCATCGGGAGCAACACGGTATCCCGGTCCTGTATACCCAGGGTCACCGGGTTTCTTTGGCGCACGCACCGCCGTTTCCACGGGGGATGTTGGACGGCTTGTGATCTCGGTAACCGTTGGTGTGGTCTGCGGCGCGGTAATGGTGCCAGTGCCGGTATCGACATGCCCCGCCGTTTGTAGCGTCTGGCCGAATTCAGCCGTCGGCTCCACCACATCCCGGCGCAACACCGCGTCGCTGCTCGGCTCGAACAACCAGCGGATACCCGGAGCCTTTCCCAAACCCTGCGCGACCTTGCTCGTGCCGCCGATAATCAGGTCGCCGGGCAGGTTCGCCGCGACATCCGCACCCGCCGTGATCTTGCCAAGGAGTGGAACGCCCTTGGTTGCCACGGCTGCCCCGCCCAGCAGGTTCAATGGATCGGTCGAGGTATCGGTATAGGCGTGCCACAGCGCCGACTCCAGGGAACCCATGCCATTGGCATTCGGCACCTGGGCTACCGCCTGCTCCCAAACCGCCTCAGGGCCACCCTCTTCATAGAGCTGGATGATGTAGTCGGAACCGAAGGTATTGATCGTCTCGTAGGCAATCGGCCCGAGCGGATTCGACGCTTCGATCACCTTCTGAAGTTGCTGACCACCGGGCAACCGCCCCGACGCCGTGAGGTAAACCAGGGTGCCGAAAACCTGTTGGCGATTCATCTCGCCCGGCTTGTCGTACAGACCCATAAAGGTCAGACCGGCATTGGCCAGGTCCATGTACCACGGCGCATCGGGCGCAGGCGGTTCGACCCCCCAGAAGATGTAGTTCAGCGCCATCAGCTTGTCCCGGTCGAGTTTGAGCAGTTCCAGCGCTTCGCCCGTTTTCTCGTCGGCAGGCTTCGCTTCCAACGCCGCGATTTCCGCCTCGATCCGCGTCAATTCCTCGGCGATAACCTTCTCGGTATAGATAGGTTTGAGGCTCTCCAGGAACACCCGCCCCCGATCCTCGTCCGTCACGTGATCGAAGTTGAACGGGTTCGGTCCATAACCGCCCGGCGACTCGTGGGGCGGTGGCGGTTCCTTGGGCGGCGCAGGCGGCTCCCCGGAAACCGCTTCACCCGTAAACGCATTGACGATTCCGGCATTGTTGAACGGGTTGACCAGATCGATACCCGTTTTCACCGGCTCGGGCAGGGCATCGAGCGCGGCACTGCCCATGGCGGCAGCCGGTGCCGTTGCTGCAGAGATAGCGGTCTGTACCGGTTGTGGTACGGAGACATCGGCCAGTGACGGGGCATTCGGATCGACCGTCTGGATCGGCTGTCCGGCATCGAGGCTGTCCAGGTAAACGTCAATCGCCTCGTCTTCGGACATGCCATAGGTGCGCAGCTCGGCGATCTCTCCCGGATGCTGATCCTTCACCCATTGCCGCCACGCCGGGTCGGCCTTCTTGTTCTGGACCGGAGCTGGTTCCGCTGATTGCTGCGGCTGCACTGGAGCGGCAGCTTGTTTGCGCGGCTGCACCGGTGGCGCTTTCGCCAGGTATTGCCACGGATTGACCGGCGCTTGCTGCTGCGGCACGGGAGCCATGACCGGACCGTAGACCGGCCCCGGATTCATCACGGGTTGCGCATTGCGTAGGGCCGCCTCGTACAGTTGCCGCTCGTACTCCTGCCAGTTCATAGCCATGCTCTACAATCCCATCAATTGACGCAACCGGTCGGTCGCCGACTGTGCTGGTTTCGAGGCGAACCCGCCCGACCACGGTATGGCCTGTCCGCCCATGCCGGCGAAATATTGCTCCGGATCGACCAGCCGGTATCCCGAGGCCATTGACCGGTCGGGTACCCGAACCTCCAGGTGAATGTGCGGGTAGGTCATACCGCCCGAGTAGCCGAGAAGCTGCCCGGCGCTCACTCGCTGCCCGACACGCAGACCGGCAGCCGCCCCGTAGGTATGGTCATAAAGAACCCGCGCTCCATCAGGCATGGTCAGTTCGATCCGCCCGATTCCGTTCGTGATGTGATCATTGCGGTAGCACCCAATGCACGAAACGGTTGCAGCCGCCGGTGCATAGAATGCCGCCCCCAGCGGCATGGGTACATCAAGACCGGTATGAACGTGGCCATTCGTTCCGTATGACTGCCCATAGAGATAGGTGCTGCCTGATGGATTCGTGGGATAACCAAAGCCGAAACCCGTCTGCCGCGGGTAGTACCCCTGAAACATCGTCGACAACGCCGAATTGGCATACTGCTGGTTCGTCACCTGTGGACCGTTATAGCCACTCGGGCTGTAGCCAGTGCCACCACTGAACGACGTCGCAGCATTAAGCTCGCTCAGGTTTTGCTGAATGATCGAGTTATACCCGGCGACGGTCGTGCCATTGGCGTCGGTCACCCAGGGTTTGTTGTAGTTGTATCCGGAGAAGTAAGCCAGAGGGGCCGTGTTCCAGTCACCCGTCACGCGATACCAGTTGGCGAGTTCCTGCACTCCGTAGTAGAGGTTCCCTTCGGGCGTCATGTTGTACGAATGGTTGTAGTTCTGGACATTCGACCCCGGTCCCGTCTGCATCAACCCGCAGTATCCGGAGCTATTGCAGCCGACCATGTTGCCCTGCGATTCGAGCTGCATCACCGCCTTGACCACGTTGGCCGGGACACGGATGCCAAACTCCTGTGCCACGCGGTTGATCGCCGTCTGGATCATGGCGTTCCACTGGTTGACCGCGGCCCACTTGGAACCGGACGGGCTGCCCACGCCGCTGGCGTCGGTATAGCCGCCGTACTGCGACCGCTGCATCTCCTCCATCATCCGGGCATAAGCCGTGGCGCTGATCCGCCCCTGACTCTCCTGGCTGAACTTGGCCAGTTGACCGCCGGGACTGTAGTTGCTCCCACCCGACCAACCGCCGGACGGTCCGGCTGATCCGATGACCGGGGTGTAGCCGGAGCCGCTACCAACAGACGCCGCTGGGGTATAGCCAGCCGGGTCGTAAGCGCTCCCCACGCGGGAACCCGTTGATTGACCGATCCGGTTGTTCATTTGCAACGACGGGTAGATCGAGGAAAGGGACGACATGGAGCGGTTCAGCGCCGAGCGCAACGAATCCCAATTGCTACCGTCTTCGCTCGTCAATTCGCTCCGCTGGCTGGAGCTCAGCGGGTTGGTCGCGGCGCGGCCAGGCATACGAGAATTCAGGGCCGCGGTTATCGGCCCTGAGTCCCAGCGGTTGAAGAGAGAACGGGCGTTACGCTCCACGAATCGTTACCCTAGTAAATCCACTGCATCCGCCCGCCGCCGAAGAGATTCGTTGATTCGCCTCGTTGCTGCGGATTCATCGACTGCCACCGCTGGGCGAAGGAACCCGGACCCAAATCAGACAGGTACTTCCCGTAGGTCAGGTCGGGGTTGCTGGCGAATGCCGCCTCGTAACCTTGCTGGGTGTTCCCATACTGCGACCGGACCCAGCGGGAGAACGCGTCGTCGCCGCTGGCCCATGGCGAGAAGAACCGCGTATAGAGCGATTGCGGGTTGTTCTCCAGATAGCCGGACGGCCCGCCCATGGCCGGGGTGGTCGCCCAGTTCCGGTCGCCGCCATAGGAGCTGCTCGGGTTGTAGTACCAGGGAATCGCCCCCTGATAGAAGGGCGACCCCTGCGGGTTGAATGACGTTTGCGGGTACTGTCCTGCGGCGAAATCGCCACCCTGCGGAAAGGCCATGCCTCGATTCTCCTAGTACAGCGGTGCGCCGCCAGCCGCAGGCATGCCGCTCGCCCCTTGCGCCCACGACATGTTGCTGGCCGATGGGTTCGGGATGTTCGTATTCCCAAGGCCCAGTCGTTGCAGCAGGTAAGACGCGGCGTTCTGGTTCCCCATGGGATCGTTCATGTTGAACGAGTTCAGGTAGTCGTTCTGCATCAACCCGAGCGAGCTGCTAAGCGCTGACGCGGCCAGCGGGTTCAGCGTCATACCAAATCCGCCGAGCGCCTCAGCAATGTTCCGCATGATCGATCCCGGCGCATCCAAACCCGAGGCGTTGAGCGAGTCGCCAAAGATCGCCCCGTACGCAGGAGAGTCAGGGTTCCCCAGGGCCGTCGCCAGGTTCTGGAGGATCGACCCGAATCCCGGAATACTCGCTCCGGGCGTCATTGATGCCTGCAACAGACTGGCAATAAAGTTATAGGCATCGCTCTGGGATGGCGCTTGCTCGTAACCCGTCCCGGCGTTCGTGGAGTTCATCAGGTAGAGCGCCCATGGGTTCGACGCCATGTCCATCCACGGGTTCATCAAACCCTGCACCTGCGGCGATGCAGTTTGCCCAAGCACCTGATTGAGGATGCGGGGCGTGTACTGCATCCCCGCCATGACCTCATTCGGCGAGAGGCCAGCGGTAAACCCATAGAGATCACCGACATCCGTGCTGGAGGGAGACCCCGTGCCAGAGCCGCTTCCCGACCCGGAACCGGAGCCGCTCCCGGATGTCGAACCAATTGGGTTCATCGATTGCCCATACGCAGTGGGATCATTCGATCCGAGTGACCCGGTCGTCCTGATTTCTGGCATACCGCTGCCTCCTTGGTTTGACTTGTTGCTGATCGGTGAATACGTTCGTTTGACCACGACGCCATTCCGCCGTTGCACGATGTAGTCGCCCTCACGAGTGCTCGTGATCGAACCAGGAGCGCTGGTGGTACGCGGTGCGTTCGGGCTGCTCGGCGTCGTGTATTTGATCGGCGGTGAGTAGCTGTTGTAGGTGCTTGGAGAAAACGGCTGCGTGGTCTTCACCACGGGAAGCGCGGTAATGGCACTGCCCGCTTTTTTTCCACCTGTCTCGCCCGGAAGAGCCATAGGTCAAACTCCTAGAATATCGACGGTCCCGCCAGTCCGTCCGTCATCGGGGGTGTCATGGGGGCGGCTGACGGTCCTTCCGCTGGCCGCCCGGTCGGTCCCGCTTGGCCCATGCCAAGCGCTGGTAGGTTCATGGCGCTGGTGTTCGGGCCGGTGAAGTTGCCCGGAGATTCACCACTACCGCCCGGCATACCGCCGCCGCTGCTAAAGGTTTCCGCCATGACCAACTGCTGGTAGAGCGCCGCCGCTTCCGGATCGCGCTGTTTGAGCTCCTGATAGGTCAGCACCTTGTCCAGGTTCTCGTCGAGCATCGCCTTCTCGTAGCGCCGCTCCTCGAACACGGAATCCGGGTCACGGTGACCGCGCAGCTCCATGGCCTCCCGCGCCGACATGGCATTGATGTTCATCCACATGGAAGCGGCGTTCCCGAGCGGAGCCAGGTTCTGCAACCGGAGATGCGTCACCTTCGCCTTGACATTCGTGCCGGTGCGTCGTACCGTGTCTGGCGTCAAGTGGAAAGTAGGATCGAGGTTACGCAGCCGGGCGCGGTGCCGCTGATACGGCACGTCCAGCACGCCATACTCGCCCCGGTCATTCTCGATCTGGTGTCCTTCATTCTGGAACCAGACCAGACGGAGATGCGCCCGCTCGCTGTAGAACGATTCGAGCGCCGCCAGGTAGGGCGTGATCTTGTCCTTACCCGCTTCGAACTTCCCTTCGAAGGCGTTGCCGCTGGTGTTGGCCGCTTCATCGACGCCATAGAACGACGGAGCCAAACGGTTCGTCGCCTCGTCCATGGCAATGGCGCTCATCAACGGGCCGAACATGGAGACGGCCTGCGGGTCGGTCATCAGTTCGCGCAACGCTTCGTGCGCCGCTTTCAGCTTGGTTACCTTGCCGGGGCGGTTGTCGATCTCCGGGTCGCCCGATGCCTCGGCCAACTCATCCTGCTCCAGCAACCACGCCGGGTTGTTCGCGTTCTGGAAGAGCGTCCGGATAACCGAGAGAATCTCTTCCTTCTGCGCATGCACCTTGTGCCGGAACCCGAAGTGCGACTGGTGCTTGTACTCCAGACGGCCACGGGAATTGGTCAGGCCACGGGCGCGCTGCGTGGCATTGGTCGCGGTTTCGGTGATAGCGCTCGGTTCGCCGGAACCGGTGCCCTGCACCACATACGGAACGAACCCGAGTTTGTGCGCCGTCACCGGGATGATCTCGACATCATCCATGGTCACGGAAAACCACCATCGGTCGTGATAGGTCTTCACTTCGACCGGATCGGTCAACCGGTACGGCTCGGCATCATCACCGGTGCGCGTGTTCTTTGTTTTCAGAATCTTCTTGCGCAGCTTCCCGTCCATGTCGAAGTCCGTCAGGACGCTGGCCACGGTATCGACATAGCGCCGGGTAACCCGCATCAACCCCCGGCCATCCCACGTCGGGACGCAGGTCACGGGATTGAGCAGCACTTCGACGAATGGGTTCTCCGGATTGTAGATATCGAAAGCGAGACGCGAACAGACGTAGCCCGTGCCGATCAGATAGGTCGCCACGTCGAGGCCGTACGATCCGTTTCCGGCGCGGGCGTGCGCGGAAACCGCATGCTGATCCCAGCAATAGAGCGTGTCTTCGATCTGTTGCGTCGCGTCTTCCAGATCGGGTTTGTACCATGGCACTTCGTACGTCGGCTCGATGCTTCCCACCATGGCGGCAATGGCCCGAACCTCATCGCTCATGGCGGGTGAGAGATATTCCTTGTCGTAGTCCGGGTCGAACCCATCGCGAACCGCCGCCCGTTCCTGGTGCAGAAACGTCAGATCACGGTCGATCCGCTCCCGCACGGGAACCCATTCCTGATGGTCCGATTCGACGATCTCCTCGACCTGCGTCTTTGTCGGTTTGACCGGCGGGGTAAACCAACGTGGATAGACCGGCCCTTCGGCAATCGGCAGGAGCGCTTCGATAAACGCGGCGTCCTCGGGTTGATCGACCGTCACATCCATCAGGTCGCTGATCGTCTCGGCGGGCAACGATGCCAACAGCGCCGACGCGACATCCTTGCCCTGGGCTTCGGCAACCGCATGCAACAGGTCGAGGATCAGCCGGTACGGATCGACCGGTTCCGGCAGCGTTGGCGCCGGGGCACCGCCCATGCCCATGTCAGGCGGCATCGGCGGACCCATCATCGACGGGTCGGGCGGTCCCATAGGCGGTCCACCCATAGGCGGTCCGGGCGGTGGTCCAGCCATTGGCGGCGGCGGCATCGGAGGGGCTACCACTTACACAGCCATCCTTTCTTCGTCCTGTTTCCGGTTTCGCGAACCGGGTCGGTAGGTCCGGTCACGGGCCACGGCTGACTCCATGTGGCCCAGTGTTTCGAAGTTCACGGCAAGGTATTCGGCGGCGGAGCGTCGATGACTCCAGCGATCATGTTTTGCGTCTTTCTGTTCGGTCGAACGCGGTTTGTCGCTGACTTCCCACTTGCTGTTCTGAATGGCTTTCAGCGTGTACAGCACTTCCGGGTCGTCCGCGAACAAGAGCTTGGTCCGCGCCCAGCGCATCAACGCCTGACGCCGCCCCTGATAACTCCGCGCGTCGTTCTTCTGGTTGACGATGATGGGATAGACGTTCGGCTTGCCCGTCAATTCGTTGATGTTCGGGTTGTGTTCCGCCCAGAAGAGGCGCATCCGGGAATACCAGGAATCGTCCTTGGCCTGCGTCCCGATCATCTGACCGGCATGAGGGCGGTAGCCGTACGGGTCGCCGAAGAGCATCTTCGGTTGCGGGATGGTCCGCACCCATTCCATGAGATCGCGCACCTGATGGCTGAAGTGGAATCCGGCGTGGGCATCCGGATCGACTCCGGCGATGACCGCGGCGATCCACTCGGCTGGGTGCCGGTCCGTCGTCTCGAACGACTTGATCAGCACGTCCTGATTGCAGACGGGGTCGTGCAGCACCCAATGCAGCGCCGTTTCGTCGGCCAGGCCAGGATCGATGCCGATGTAGATGGTTGCGTGCTCGTGGTTCTGCGGCAGCCAGTCGAGCGCCGGAACGATATGCTCTTCTTCCCACTCAGGGGTCCGGGTATCCGGGTACATCCAGCCACCGAAACCGATATACGGGTCGCGCAGCACTTCACGGGCAAACCCTTCCGGGTCGTCCTCATAGGCTTCCCGCATCGAATCGAGCCAGCGCTGATCGTGAAACGGATGCAGCCAGTAGTCGAGCTCGATCACCGCGTCCGGGTCGCGGGCTTTCAGCGCTTTCTTCCAATCCTGGAAGATTTCCGACTCCTCAATCGACTCGGATGACCACATGAAAACATGCGGTGACGTGTTCATCAGACCGGAGCGAATCTTCTTGATCTTGTCGTGATCGATGAAGTTCACCTCATCCACACCGATCACGGATGACCGCTGGGAACGTCCGGCTTTGGTATTGGTTGATTCGCCATGGATGGCGTTGCGGCTGGCCGGCGACGTAATATGCCCGACCTTGCGGTGCTCCCGGCCATTCCAGCCGTTCGGAAGCATCCAGCCGGGCAGATTCATGTTGGTCGAGCTTTCGACCAGTTGCGCCGCCGCCCGTTCGATCATGGAGCTGATATCGCCCATGGTATCGACGACATCCTCGTTCCGTGAGAGGCAAAGCGAGGTAAAGGGCGTCTTGAACAGGAACCCATGGGTTACCCAGAGCATGAACATCCAGGTAAAGCCCATGTCTCGGGCCTTCGATCCCGCGCCATTCCTGCCGGAACCGCGCGCTTTCATACGTCGCTCGAACCAGTCGATGGTTTCGCACTGATAGGCGAAGAGAATGGCCGGAATCCAGCCGCCGAGCGCCGGGTCGTACCACGGATAGTGGCTCAGTTCCTCGTCGCGCGTCTCGTGGACCCATGCCCAGGTCGTGATGAAGTATTTCGCACCGTGTATTCGGCACCGCTCCAACTCGATAGCCCGCTCTTTTTCGGCGCTCAGCCCAGGAATCAGCCCTTCCGTCGCTTTGAGACGGAACAACCGCCATCGATAGACCTCGGAAGCCCAGGAAACCCAGGCGTCCTGATAGGGTTTGAAGTCGATCTTGTCGGGTTCGGAGGGTGGTGCGGCAGGTACGGCGGAAAGATCGACGAACGTCCCGTCAACCGTTTCCCATTTCCGTGGTAATCCCGGAATCACCGCCATTCAATGCACCATGTCGCATCGACGATATCACCATATGGTGATAATGCGATATGGTACCACGAATCGCGGCTTATTGATACGTTGTCTCAGTTACTCGATGTCAACGATCACCATGTCTGGGTCGGTTTCAAGGCCCGCTTCGGCCCGGATTGATCGGATATCTTCGGGTGAGAGCATCTTCTGGACGAGTGAAGACTGTTCGATGGAGCCGGATGACTGGCCGCCGACCGGATCACGGCTGCCAACCGGGGAGAACCCGGCACGGTCGAGGGCTCCGAACAGGATTTTCTCCTCTCCTTTCTCCATGGGTTGGCCATTGAAGTGGGCGAGGAGCCGTCTCGACGCCATGACGCCAGCCGTCACGAGGTTTCCTGCCGTTTCCTTGCGGGATTGCGGGAAAACCTTCTCCATGTCCTCGGTGAAGCGGTCGGCCCAGCCATATTCCCCGGACCAAACCGAGATGATGTTCGGTTCGACCCGCTCACCGGACTGCTCTTCGAGCAATCGAGCCGTCACGCTGGGTGAACGAGAGGCTTGCAGGCACCATATTTCGTATGCCTGGGCTTTTAGTTCGTCCGAATACTTGCGGGGCGGCACGTCGGCCTAAGCCGTTGGGAGGGAGGTCGCGATCATGCTCGGATTATACCGATACGTCGTCTCAGTTGCAAGCATTTCGTGGTAAAATAGAGAGGTGAAATGAAGGGTCCGGAAGTAACATCCTCCCGGACCCCGAACCAGACAGAAAGGCAATTCTGCATGGCGCGTTTCAAGTATACCCCCGGTGAGCGTTGCGAGTGGGTGATGATCTATAACAAGAAGACCCGACAACTCAGCCCAATGAAGAAATCGCGATGCCCCAACGAAGCAACCCAAACGATCAACGGGAAACGGTACTGCCGCATCCATGCCCAGTACGTCCCTGATCGATCTCTCGAACCGCTGGTTGACCAACTGTTCAGCGCCTTCGAGTAAATAACGAACGACAACGGAGTCGTCGCACACGCTGCCGGTCCCAGGTCAGGGATCGGAATATCAAGGCCCGGAGATACGCAGCTACGCCCCGGTTAGCTTGATCGTGCGCGTTTTTACTTTTCGTCCAAAGATCATCGGTTGTTAGCGTCTGCGGCTTACGGCAGGGTTCTCGGGGTTGGGATCCCGAGGGGAGGGGACGGTGCGCCCGTTTTCCGTCAGGGATCGGTTTCGTTACCCAAAACCAAAAACAAAAAACCAGTGAAGCGAGCGTCAGCGAGCGTGTTCGCGAAGCGAACCGGTTGCACGGATTGAAACCTTATCGTCAAGTTAGGTATTGACAAATCCAAGTCCTTTGGTATCGTAAATGTACGGAATACCCGATGGTTTGATGGTTGGAGGTACCATGGAGAAGAAGAAACCCAAGCCTGCCGGAGAACAGATCGGTAACGCCATCTTCTACGGGGTCATTGCCTCACTGATCGTAACGGCTGCCTTGTTCGTCTTGGGGACGGCTCTGTTTGGTCCGACAAGCATCGACATGAAGGTAGTGGTTGGTCTTGCCGTTATCTTCGCCATCCTTTTCGCAGACGCTTAACGTTTCGGGCAATCGAGTCTCCGTTACGGATCACCGGTATCGGTGGTCCGTTTTGGTGTCCGGTAACGGAAAGTCTGTTGTCCGTAGACGGGAGTCGCTTAGGAGCCATAGGCAACATAGGGTAGGGGGTAGTGTCCCTAGGGATGTTAGGCAACCGAGGGTAGGGGTCCCCCCGCTCCCCGCTACCCAAGGGAGAGGGATAAAGTCCTACCGGTACCGGTTTACCGATAGGGCAACGGTCGACCGGGGCGAGCGCGCTGGCGCGCCGGGCTACGGGCTACGGGCTACGGTGTGCGGGGTAGGGGAGCGAGCGGGAGTACCCAGGATAACCGAGGATAACCACAGATACCGGTAATGGACAGGGATACCGACCACCGATCTGCCGATGCCCGATACCCCAGGATAACCGAGGGCACCCAGGATACCAACGACCCAATACCGAGCTCGGTGCACCGAAGCACCGATACCACAAGCCGACGCATACCCAGGCTCCGGCCCGAACATGCCGTTATCTCAATGTATCGATAACCCGCGGATTGCCTGGCCAAACCATTCACACGAGGTACCCGCCGTGGTACCATGTGCATGTTGGTAGAGGGACTGCCGACACGGTCACGCAGGAGGATAAATCGATGATCGCAACGACAGCCGAACGAATCGAATCCCAGTTCTACGTCAAGCATCGCCCCGACGGTTCGCCCTTCGTCGCCGCAGACGAAGCCATCCTCTCAGCTATCGAGTCCTGGACGGTAACAGAAGAATCCGCGGAGGATGCGGCTTAACCAAGACACGCAGCGCCCGGTAACCGTGCCGGGCGCAACGGATCGAACAACAACGGGAGGAACCATCATGACGAACGCAACGCAGACAACGGTCAACGACATCGTCGAACTGCTCCGAAAGCGCGAATGGACCGACATTGCCGACGGCATCGAGCGCGGTGAGGCCGCCTGGTACACCGATGACGACGAAACCACGGTCACCGCGGCCTACGATTACGCAATCCACAAGATCGACGCATGGTCAGCACCAGGCACCGAGCGCTATCTTTCCGACGCCCGCTCGGTCATGATCCACAACTGGACCGAGGCCGAAGCAGCCGATCACCTGGACTGGTGGATCACCGAGTATGAGTCGGTCATGGCCTATGAGGCAGCCATGGAAACCGCCACAGATGAACAGATCGCCAAGGCAGTCCAAACACTCAATCTCAACCCACGCGGTAGCACCTACTGCCAGTCCGGAGACAGCGACGAACGCTGCATGCGCGAAGCCGTCCAGGACTACGCAACCGGCCATGGCGATTTCCTCGACTACGAGGACATGCAGACACGTCGCGCGGCAATCATCGCCGAGTTTGATCGTACGGCCATGGTCTACGACGAGCCGGCATCATGAGCAACAGCACACCGCTACCCACAACATGCACCCACGACCCAACACGGCTCTATGCCTGGTGCACCAAAGACGACCTGTCAGGAGCTTGGATACACATAGGGTGTTGCATATGCGGCGAGGCATGGTCAATGCCACGAGACAAGAAGGCGCAAGTACTGGATGTAGCAGCGCTCCGCCAAGAATGCGCCCAAACCTACGAGAGGAACCATGAGCACACCATTACCAACACCGCTTGAAGCGCTCCGTACGCTCTACACGGCCGTCTCAGGCTACAGCAACGAATCCCAGGCCCTCGGCACGGCGCAACGCGTCCTGGAAGCGCACACGGCCAACGAGTGGACACCCGACGCGATCCGGGCCCTGCGGCAACGCAACGCCTGGACACAACGAGACCTGGCCGAACGACTCGGATGCCACATAGCACGGGTCCAGGAGTGGGAGCAGGGCCGCGCCACTCCCGGCGAGAGGAACCGGCAACAACTCGATACGCTCAAATAACGAGCGGAACACACAGAAACGGGCCGGCATACCAAACCGGCCCGTTTCGCTCGTTTCCCGCCTACCCCCAAGGCAGCACAGGCTACCCCTACGC